AGATATGATTCCATTCTATATTAACATTATTTTGTAATTTTTTAAAAGAATCTACTTTAGTAGCTTGATGATAATCAATAATATTAGTGTTCCATATTAATACAGCTAAATAAGCGTAAATCTTCTTACTAAAAGATTGAATATCTAAGTATTCATCTACTTGAGTTAACAATCTACTAAGTAATTTACATTTAATATCTAAATTATATAGATTTTCATTGTTGTATTTTTCTTCATCAATATCTAAATTTTTAATTTCTTCGTTGATATAATCATTAATTAAATCAATATCTATTTTTTTAAGAATTTGATATAAATCATTAGTTTGAATTTGTTGATTAGTAATATAATCAATTGATTCAATTGAATCAGACCAATTAATTAAATATTTGTAAACTACATTCAATAGTTTTACATTATTGATTGAATATTTGTTTTCAAAATGTTCATAATTTAAAACATGAAATTCAAAATTACTATTAGTAGATAACATACTAGTTAATAAAGTAGATTCTTTAGCTAATTGTTTTGTAATAATAAAAACCTTATTAGGATCTTCATCACTGAAAAACGTTATTTTATCTTGTAAATTAGTATCTTTTGTAATATGTTTTTTAGAAACTTTAACACGAGTTTTTTTAGGCGCTTTAGTAGCCATTTATGATTTTAGTGTAGTTTAGTTAAGTGTATTTTTAGTGTAGTTTATTTTTAGTGTAGTATATTGAAATTTAGTTACGTGTAGTTTTAATTTAGTTTATTTAATTTCACTTTTCACTTTTAAAATATAGTTAAAAATATAGTTAAAAATATAGTTAAAAATATAGTTAAAAATATAGTTAAAAATGTTAAAATTTGCTTTAATTTTTATATTAATAATATTACTTTTAATATTAAACAAAAAAAATTGTGAATCAAAAAAAGAATTATTTAGTATGTCTACTAAACCATTTGAAGTAGAGAATAGTTTGTTAAATAGGAATGTATGGGATGATATAGATTATCAAATTCCAGTATTTATACAAACTTAATCAGAAAAAGGATGATCTATAATTTCTATAAAATCACCATATTTATAACCATTTGATAAATCTTTTATGTAACAAACTAAATTTAATATATGAGTTGTATTATTATCAAATTCACTAATAGGTAATAAATTAAGTTTAATTAAACTTAAAAACACTAATTGAGAACAATCAGTTCCTTTATTAAAACGACGTAAATTAAACAACCTACTAAAACTACTTTTTAAAACTTTTAAATCATAATAGAAATTTGTTAAAGCATAATTTACAAAGTTGTTAAAATCTTGAATATAACAGTTTAATATAGGTTTATTTAATTTTTTTAAGAAACACCTACCTTTATATTTTTTAATACGATCTATTGCTTTAGTTAAAAATATACCATTTTTATTATGATGAGGTAATAATTTTACATTTTCTATTCCATTAGCTTCAAATATCATAGGTGTATCGTGTACTATATAAATTATTCCTATATGTCCAAAATAACCACCATGAAATATAGAATTAAAATTATTATAAGCTTTAAATACTATTAAATCTCCAGTTTTTACACATGTATTTAATTCATCTACATAGATAGATTCTACTGTTTTAATTTTATAAAATTGCATATTGTAAATCCATAAAATTATCACAATACATAATACCCCAATTAGATTAATCATTGTTACTTAATAAAATAAAATAATAGTAAAGTATAAAATAATAATAAACTAAAATAATAGTAAAGTATAAAAAACATACAATATTAAGTTAGTTTAAATTATCTTAATATTAATAATATATTTTATACTTTATTACTATTATTTTAGTTTATTATTATTTTATACTTTACTATTATTTAAAACATGTCATTACCAACGTTGTTAAAACCTAATACTATAAAAGTAGCGAAATGGATGAGTAAAGAACAGAAAATTCAATTAACTACTATGCAATCTATAGAATGGATTATTAATTATTTAGAAGATCGTGTTTGGAATAAAAATACTCCTCCTAAAATTAAAATTAAGGGACCCGGATATAAAGTAGGAGTATTTCGTTCAGGAACAGGAACAGGTAAATCTACTGTATTTCCCCCTTATATTTATAATAAATTTTATGAAGAATTGAAAAATACTAAAACTATAATTTGCACACAACCTACAGTAGCTACTGCTACAGATATTCCTTATCAAATAGTAGCTTATAATAAAAATTTAGAATTAGGAAAAAATATAGGGTTTCAAACTGGTAGTTTAATCCGTAAAGCTAAAAAAGGTATTTTATTTGCTACTATTGGTATTTTATTACAACATTTAAAATTATTAACAGATGAAGAATTTATGAATAAGTATTCTTTTATTATCTTAGATGAGATTCATTTACGATCTGTAGAAACAGATACTACGTTGTTTTATTTAAGGAGGTTTCTAGAACGCAATTATGAAAATCCAGAATGTCCTTTTATTATATTAACATCAGGCACTTTTGAACCTAAAATATTTATGGAATATTTTTCATGTCCGGAAAGTTCATTTTTAGATATTGTAGGTAGTAGTTTCCCTATAGTAGATAATTATTCTACTTTTGATGTAAGTGATTATATAAGTTACAGTATAGATTTAGTAGAAAAAATTCATGTAGAAAATGTATCAGATATAACTAAAAAATCAGAATTTCGCGATGTGTTAATTTTTGTTCAAGGTGTTAGTCAAATAAAAGAAATAGTTGAAAAATTACATAAATTAAATACTGAGGTATTTAGTAAAGGACTTAATTATTCTATAAAACATAATAATGAACAGCAAAAAAAATATGGTGGTAAAGAAAAAATAGAAAAGTATTACATTTGTCCTATAGCAGTAACCAGTAAAAACATGCAAAAAGGTGGTATTGAATATCAAAATATATTTTCAGATGTGAATAATGTCAAAGTACCTATTTATAAATTTGTAAATGGTGAAATTACTGATAAAATTATCAATTATGAAAAAGCAAGTAGGCGAGTTATAATAGCTACAAATGCTATAGAAACAGGTATTACTATTGATACTTTAAAATATTGTATTGATACTGGTTACGTTAATGAATCGCAATTTAATCCAGATTTTGGTGTAAATATGTTAATTAATAAATCAGTAACGCAAGCATCATCTAAACAACGACGTGGTAGGGTAGGACGAAAAGACCCAGGTGTATTTTATACAGCTTATACTAAAGAAACTTATGATAAACTTATTCCATTACCTTATCCAGATATAGTTCGAAATGATATTACTAGTAGTTTATTAGATATTATAATGAATGAAACAGAAACTAAATTAATAGAAGTAGATCCTAGTGAATTAGATAAATATCCCGAAGCATTTCAAATGAATAACTTTGATCAACGATGGTATTCATTACACCAAGACAAATCATTTAATTTAGCTAATTTAATATTTATACAATCACCATCTGCTAATAGTTTCACTTACAGTTTAGAAAAATTACGTATATTGGGATTTATAGATCATTCTTATAATATTACTATTTATGGATGGTTTGGATCTAAAATACGTAAAACATCTATAGAATCTATTAGGATGATATTAGCGGGATATCATCATGGAGCAAATATTTTAGATTTAATTACTATAGTAATAATGATGAATAATGCTATTACATTAGGTATTAAACGTAAAAAATATAAACCTAGGAATATATTAAATCTATCTGAAAAGAATTTATCACTATATTATAAAAATTTATTTACAGATGAATTTATAGAGTATTTATTTATATGGGATGAATTTATCAATGAAGTTGAAGAAATAGGTGATACTATTTCTAAAGAACTTAAAAAAGCAAATTCAAACAGTTCTAATTTATTAATTCTTAAAAAGGTGGAAAAATATTGTTTAGAGAATAATTTTGATATGGATACTTTATTATTAATTATTAATCAACGCGATGAAATGATATCTGATTTATTAAACGTAGGTATGAATCCATTTTATAATGGATTATCTTTACCAAGGGGTAAGTATAATTTAGTTAATATTTTACAAAATAATATACAAGACGGTATTGATGAAATACGTAAAATTAAAAATTGTATATATGAAGGTTATCGTATGAATTTATATATTTGGAATGAAGGAAGTAAATCTTACGTTTCACCTATTAACCATACTCCAATTACTTTAGAATCTAAAATATTATCACCTTTAACATTAGATAAAAACATTAAACAAAGCAGGCCACAAAAAATAATAGTATCTAGCGTAATATTACGCGAAAGTAATAATGAAAGTGGTATTTATGAATTTATTGGAAGTGAAATATCTTCATTAGATGGATATGTTGATTTAGATGTAGACTTTAATATTAGATAATATTAAAACTAATCTATTAATTTAATAATTTATCATATAATTTCATATTTAACAGATTAGATGCTTTTTGTAAAAATTTAGTAGCTTGTAAAACAATATTTTTCTCATTATTAGATTTTTTATTAATATGGTTTTCAGAATTTAATAAATTGCAAAATAATATAACATTTTTTTTCATTTCTAAATAAGCATTATTTAATTCCATAATACTTTCTACATCTGAATCTTGATCTTGATCTGAATCTACATCTTGATCTACATCTGAATCTACATCTGAATCTGTATCTTCCTTTGTATCTTCCTTTGTATCTTGCTTTGTATCTTGCTTTGTATCTTCCTTTACATCTACATCTACATCTCCATTTACATCACGTAAGTGAGTTGGATTCATTAATTTGTTATAATTGTTATAATTACTATAATAGTTTAATAGATGTAAATTGCTATAATTGCTATCATAATCTTGTTCTACATCTGAATCTTGCTTTACGTCTTCATCTTGCTTTACGTCTTCATCTTGCTTTACGTCTTCATCTTGTTCTACATCTGAATCTTGCTTTACGTCTTCATCTTGTTCTACGTCTTCATCTTGTTCTACATCTGAATCTTGTTCTACATCTGAATCTTGTTCTACATCTGAATCTTGTTCTACATCTGAATCTTGCTTTACTTCTTCATCTTGTTCTACATCTGAATCTACATCGCATGAATGAGTTTGATTTATTAAATTTCGATAATTATAATGTTTTAACAAATGTAAATTACTCATTTGATTATTGATATTTAACTCATTATTAGTTTCTGAATTATCTGAATTAATTTCTAATTCGTCAATTTTTTTAAAATCTAATTCATAATGTAATAAATTATCTTCCTTTTTAGGTAAAGTAGGAATTAAATCTTTATTAATAGTGGGCATTTCTGGTAAATTATTAAACAAATTTACTAATTTATTTGTTTGATTTAAATTTACTTGATTTAAATTTGTTTGATTTAAATTTGTTTGATTTAAATTTGTTTGATTTAAATTTGTTTGATTTAGATTTAAACTAGTAAATTTAATAAAATACAAAAACTTAAGGCATTCTACATTAGTTAAAATACTATGAATAATTTTAGTAGGGTCAAATTTAAAACATGTGAAAATATTTTTTTCTAAATTATAACATATTTTATATAAATAAGATTCTCCACCAGATTTTAATTGAATTGAAAATGTTTTTTCAATCATGTTGATTTCAATATGGTTAATTTCATCTACTGTTTTACATTCTATGTATTTTTCATTAGTGTAATTTGTAAATTTGAAATACTCTCCATTACTTAAATTTACTTTTAAGAAATTAGAATCGATTTTAAATAATATTAAATTTACTACTTGCATTTTTTGATTAAGTATTAAAATTATCAAAATATCAAAATATCAAAATATCAAATTAGTTAACTAATTTTATTAAATTCAATTTTCAAATAGATATTAAATTATTATCAAAATAAGGGTTATAATCTACTATTAAACTACAATAATTTAAAGGATTTTGTTTATAGTTTACAGGAGTGTGTAAATTAGCTTCATATGCTTCGGTTAACAAGAATTTAAAATTAGTCCAAAACTCTACACCATGTCCAAAACTCTTAGTAGCCATATGCGATAATTCATGTAAAATTACAAATTGTAAATCGGAAATATGGTGAAAATTATGATTACCACTTTCTTTTTCGCGTAAACATATAGCAAATACTTTACCTTTATCATCTACATAACTAGTATTTTCATCACTTACTGGAGCGTTTTCTATTATACCATCTGGATTATAATTTGATAATAAATATTTGACTATTTCACTAGCTTGATAATTATTATGATCATTCCAAATATATTTATCCCTTAAATGTTTTAAAAATTTTAAACAAAATAAATTAATTTCAGCTAATAATTCACTAGCTTTATCAGTATTATTATATTTATTTACTGTATTATAACAACGACCATCTATTTTATTACATTTATTTACTGTATTAATGTAATTGAATAAAAAATCTTTAAATATAAGATAAACAATAAAAATGATAAAAACCGTTAATAATGCATTATTCATTTTTTTAACTTTTACTTTACTAAACTAATACTATACTATACTATTATATTTTACTATAATAAACTATAAAAAAATATTAAAATGTTAAATGTAATAAATTGCTAAATCACCTATATTAATAATATATTTATCAATGTTTGAATTATTATCAAGATATAAATTTTTTAAATTAGGTAAAATATTAATAATATCACAAATTAACCGGTCGCCAAATGCACAATGTGTAATATTTAAATCTACAATATTTTTATGTTTCATAAATACTTTAATAACATTAAAATTATTTACAAGGATTACACTGAAATGTAAGTTTAATTTAGTCAATTTCCAATAATTATTATTAAATATTAGCCTAATTTTTTCATAATTAATAACTATCCTTGATAAATTTAATATAGTAAGTTTATGACATTTATTAATATATAGTAAATAATTAATTGATAAACTATTAATTACTTCATTAAAAGTAATTGAAGTAATGCTATGATTTTCAATCACCGTATTAAAACAGTAACTTATATCTAATGAAGTAAATGAAATTTTTTTACATTTCTGATTATTAAATAGAAAATTAATTAATTTCACAATATTACTTTTGTAAACAATAATACTATCAAAATAAGCTTCTAAAATATTAGGACAATTATTTATAATATGTTCAATCAAATAATTTTGTTTACTCAGGCAAAAATCTTTCATTTTTATTACTGTAGTATTAATACCTAAGTAATTTTTACACAAATTTAGATTATTTGCATGAATTATAACAGTAGATAACCCATTTATTTTCGGTAATACATTTTCCAAAAAGTAATTTTTAAAATTGATATCATGAGACATTATATTTTCTACTTCTTCGGAATTTAAGTAACTAAATACTATTCCTTGTAAATCACTAGGTAAGTTAGTTAAATATTCTGATTTTTCATCACTAAGTTCGGACATATTTCTTAGTTTAAAAATTTAGCGGGTTTAAAGGTATAAGTTAATTATAAATAATTTTATTCATTTTTTTTATCTAATTGGTCAAAAATAGTTTTAAAAATGTTATAGTTTTCTGATGATTTAATACTAACTATTACAGTATCTAACCTACTTTTAAACTGCATAATAGTAGTTTTTAATATTTTAGCAATTTGATAAGCTGGTAAATAGTTATCACTAATTGCTAAATCATCAAAAACTATATTATTATATCCGAAAAATAAAGCTAATTCTATGCTGTTATTAATATGTGTTATACAGTTTTCTAGATCTATTTTATTTGCAAATGTAGTTTTTGGCATTTTATACAATTCATTAATTTCTGAATGATCAAGTTCCAACTCAGTTAAATCTAAGTTATTTAAATTAGGACGCCATTTAGAAGGACTATTTAATACACTAATAGATTGAAATTCATTATTAGGTAATAATTTATAATTTACATCATTAAATATTAATACTACTGGACATAATATAACATTATTTAAACTTAAAGGATAAGCATGTAATGCATTTTCTAACGGTATAGAATAAGTGCTATTCATATATAAAGACAGTTCACTTACATTTAAACCTTGATCAGCATTACCTCCTAAAACCATTTGTGAACCAGCGCATATATAAATTGTTTTTTTAGTTTTAGATAGTGATTTAGTTGTAAATAATGGATCAAAATTGACTAATTTTAAATCTAAATTATATGACAAGTTAGTATATTTAGATGTTAAAGTTTGAAATGGTAACTTATCATTAATTTTAGAATCTATAACAGTGGTAATATATTGAGGTTTGTTTTTTACTAAACTACTATCAATATAATAAGCTTTATTTAATATTTTATATAAACTAGATTCTAATTTTAAATTATTACATTTATTTTCAGTTTCTTGCCAAATAGATAGTAATTCAAGTTGTTCACTAAATTTTTCATCCTTTTTAGCAATAGGTAAAATCCGTTTATCTAAGTTTTGAATTTCATCTAACATAATATTAGTTACATTTTCACGATAATCCTGATCGTCTTGATTACTTAATTCATTTGGATTTTCATAAGTTATAATATAAGAATTATCTATAAAGTTGCTTAATACTATCATAGTATGCTCTTTATTAATTATAAAATCTTTATTCAATTCTTTACCGTTTAAAATAGCTTCTTTTAAACTATCATATAATTTTAATAAATATTCATTACTGTCTTTATTACTTACAAATACTTGATTACGTGTTATATAATCTATATAACATTTTAACATATTAGTTTTTTCTTTTTTATAAAATTGATAAAATGTGGTTAAAACTCTATTTATTGAAAAGTCAGACTCTTTTAGCTTATTAAATAAGCTATTTAAAAAACGTTCTGAAGACATTTTATAAATATATGTTAATATGAATTTAAGTTTAACTATATACTTAAAAAAAATGACACACGAATTTTCACATAACCCAATAATTTTAAGGATAGTGGATTTACAAAATGCTAATACTAAAAAATCGTATGTTTTTGTAGGACAAGTGCCTAAAGAAGTAACTAATGAATTATTAAAACTAGAAAAAAATCCAAATATAAAATCAGAAATTTTACGTAAATTTTATGGTAATGATTGGCGTAAATCATTAGGATTAGTAAATTTAAATAAATTAGATAAAAAAACCGGTGGTAACTATGATAATTTAGATGATAATTTAGATGATGTATTTACAACACTAAATGAACAAGATAATGTAGATCAAGTAGTAAATCAAAATAATGTAAATGGTGGGGATGATTTTAGTATTGTAGTAGATGCAGCAGTAGATACGGTAGTAGATGATTTAAATGATGTAAATAATGCAACTACAGATGCAGCAGATGATTTAAATGATGTAAAAAGTATGTTAGCTATTAATATGTTAAAATCTAAAGAAGGTAATATTTACGGTAGTAATGAAGTATCTTTAGAAATTAATGATGATTTACTAAATAGTTTAAATGAATTAGGAGATTTATCTGATATTAATAGTTCAAATAATAATTTAACACTAGAAGATACTTTAGATACATTAGATGATAATTTAATTGTAAAAAATAATAAACTAGAATTAATTGTACCGAGTGATTTACAAGAAAATGCTATAGACTCTATAGAAATTACAGATTTAGATATTAATAATAATTTCCTCATAAATCAAGAAGAAACTTTAAATATTAAACATACCAGCGGTGTAAAATTTATTTTTGATGTTCCAATTAATCCTATTGATAACTTTTTAGAATTTAAATATAAAATTTATGCGTCTATAGGTATACCTATTTATAGGCAACATATTTGGTTCAAATATCAAGATAGGTCTTACGTGGTAAAATATAATATTTTACTACATAAACAATTAGAAGTAATTGATATTACTACTTTAAATAAATTTTACAAAGTAGATAACAAAATAGATAACAAAATAGACAATAGAGTAAATTTCGAATCTATAGAAGGTATACCTATTATAACAAATTATTATAATAATAAAGATTTTATAAATGTAATTTCGTATGATTCATTTGATTTATTAATTAATACATATAATAAATACAACACAGTAGAATATTACTTAGTTGATTTAAATGATTTAATTAATCCTAATGAAATTTATAATAAAATTGCTAATGATAAATATCAAATAGAATTAATTTACTATGGATTTATTATTATTTATTGGCCTATGATTACTTTATCAGTATTTCAAGATTATCTTAAAAATGAACGCAGTATTAAAGACATATATCCTGATTTATTACCTAATAAATCTACTTTATTAGAACAAATTCATAAAGAATCTAAAATAACGGCTGTAGCTTATGAAAATTATCTCAATACCAAAGTGGAAAAAGTATTACTAAGTTCTATTACTTCAACTATAATTAGTATTAATAATTATAACCAAGATGTAGATGTAGTTATTAGTTTGCGTAATTTGTTTGATGTATTAGAATTAACTAATATAATTACATACGCTAGGGCTAATTTATTACATAATAATCAAAACGTTATTTTACGTAAATCATATTTAAACGAACATGAACCAAAGGATATTCAACCTTTAAATTCATTATTAATTAAAATTAAGACAAATTCCGATACTAATGAAAATATGCGAATGATTATTTTTAAAAATGGAAATTACATAATTAAAACAGATTGGCGTGAAGAAAATTATATGGATTTTAATAAAATTACTAAAGTGACTAGTTCAAAAATTAATCCAATTGTAAAAATGATTAATAATTTTAGTTCAGTTGTTAAATATCATAAAATTCCAATGTTAGAAATAACCAGTTCAAATGTATCTTTTACCGAAACATCAATATCTTTTTATTACGATGGTGATACTACAGAAATAGCATTTAATGTATTTAAAAATTGTTTAAATGATCTAGTGAAAAGTAAAATTATCACTAGTAAAGAAAATATTAGTAACAGTTTAGAATTTTTCTTTAATAAAGGTATGTATAAACATGATCCTACTAGGATTGAAAAAGTTATTAATATAGATAACTATTATGAACATCTTAGTAATGGACTTATTCAAAATAAATGGGATACTCTATTTAATAGGACTAGGTATTTTCAAGTTATAAACATATCATCTAAATTAAAAATTATGATTAATGGTCTTCGCGATAATATCGAAATGGGTATCTTTATTATGTTTTTAAAAGCTATATTCGTAATTTACCAAAATAATATTAAAGGATTAACTTATAGTAAAATAAACAGTCAACTAACTGGTAAATCTAAGAAAAGTCTTAAAACATTAAAAGTGCAAGATCCTTTACTATATGATTTTAAAAAGATTTATAAAAGTTCAGTAGTTTATAGTAAAATCTGTCAAAAACCTTATCAACCTGAAATGTTAACATCAGAAGAATATAATAAACTACCAAGTGAAAAAAAGAAACATGCTTTAAAATATTGGAATTTTACTAAACAAGAACCTGTTTGGTATAACTGCCCTAATAGTAAATTTCCATATATTAAATTTATTGTTAAACAACATCCTAAAGACTTCTGTATACCGTGTTGTAAAAAGATGGAAATGAATGAAAATGTAAATAAGAAAAAACAAGATATTCATAAATTATGTATGTCTAGTTATAAATATACTGGTGAAAAAGTTAATCTTATTAAAGGGTCGCATTATATTGCTAGTTATGGTAAAAATATAGAACCCGGTCGTATTAGTAGGTTACCAGAAAATACATTAGAACCGTTGTTTTTCGATACTTATTCGTCTAATGGTAGTATAGATCAAGAATGTATTACTTCTGATGGATATTATTTATTTGGAGTTCATCAAAATTTAGACACTTTAGAAAACATTGGAGTATGTTATGCATTAGCTCACGTTTTAAATAACACTGTGTTGGAATTTTTACAAAATATAATAGCTAAAATTAAAACTAATCCTGATAAATTCCGTATTTTACTAGATGGTAATGCTGGATTATACTTTAGTAATGTAAATAGTTTAATCGATAATTTATTAAATTTAATAGAAGGTAATAAATTAGATGAAAATATTAATTTAATACCTTGGAATGAGTTGTTTATTTCTATAGCTTATTATTATTTTGGTATTAATACTATTATATTTGAAGATAGTAAAAAAGAAGTAATTGATTTAATCTTACCTAAAGGATTAAAGACTTATTTAGATATGTTTCCAGAAAGTCATAAAAACTTAGTATTATTAACTAGGAATTATAAATATTACCCTATATATTTAATTAATACAGAAATATTTAAGCGAACTGGTATTATTGATAATAAATTATTCCATAATGAAAGTGGTATAATAACAATTATCAAAGCGGTAGTAAAACAATCATTTGAAAATCAATTAGATAAGCTTAAAAATAATATAGATTTAGTAACATTTAGGACTTTTTGTAAAGAAAACAGTATTAAAATAATACATTACTATATTAACTATAGTAACTTGTGTTATGCTATAGTTTGTAAATTTAATAATGTAGAGCTTTACTTTCCTATTGAATCATCGCATTATCCATTAGAACAAGATATTAGTTTAATATTTACATCTTATAATGATAAATACAATGTAGAATATGCTACTATGTTAAAATTATTAAACTTATTTAAAAAGTGGAATGATTCCACTTCTAAAAAAAATGGATTTGATGGTATTAATATATATCCTAATGTTTCAGTAGAACAATGGATACAAATACGTAATAGTAATAAAATTATAGGATTTACACATAATTTAGTTAATTACTTTATTAAAGAAATGTCAATATCCACTGCATTAAAATATCATAACAAACCAATACAAACTTTAATGTATCATCCGAATTATATTAATAATTTAATTCAAAAAGTTAAAAAAGGAGTAATAAAACCTATAATACCAGATTATTTAAATGAGAAATATAACCAATCTATTTATGATTATTATTTACATAATTTAGTAATAATGCATTATATTAATATTTTTAATAAACAACATAATCACACTATGCGTAAATACATTATTACTACTTTAAGTAAAGTAGATTTTAGTAAAAATATTAATACAGTGCGTAATATGTTAGATGAAATTACTGATGTAGAAGACTCTTATAAATTAAAAAATATCATAAACAGGTATGTAACTATACATCATAACAAAAAACAAATGTTTAAAGATTTGGAAAATACTTATTTTAACTTTGACCGAATTCAATTAGAAAAATTGCGAGGATTAGACTTAAAAACTATTAAATCTACTTTATTAAAATATTCTGAAAAGTTTGTTAAATATGGAACACCTAAAATTAAAGACTTTCCTAATATGTTTGTTTCTTGCGATTCTTCTAATAAATTAAGTTATTGCAGTGGTAATAAATTAATTATAGAAAAAGAAAAATTACTACGAATTATTGATATTATTGCTGTAGATATGAATAATCCATCTAAATGGAAATGGTTATTCAATAGTGTTTTCGTAGAGCGCACTATAGATTATTTCAAATTTATAAGGCGTAAATCTGAAAATATTACAGTAGAATTTGTAGAATAATATATAATATTATATAATAGTATAAAGTAATAGTATAAAGTAATAGTATAAAGTAATATTGATATTAAAATGTCTTTAAAAGCTAGTTCTTTAAAAATTAATAGTAATAGGATTAATATTCTTAATGCTCAAATTAATGGTATATTAAAAACAATAGATGATGAAATAAAAAAAGCATATGATGCTGATTTAAACAAATTATCTATTAATTTACCTATTACATTTTCTATATTGAATTTATCTAATCAATATGCTCAACGATATATTTATTACCATGTTTTAAAATCATTATTAAGACGCGAATATAATGTAAAAATAGATGTTAGTAATGATAAAGTAGTATTTCATATTAAATGGATAAATGAAGAAGAAGAGGCAGAAATTAAAAAACAAAATGCTTTATTAGCTGAACATACTTTAATAAATAGGTAATTAAATTAAACTAAATTAAATTCGTCTAATTAAACTAAACTAGCTTAATTCATCTAAATTATCTAATTAAACTAAACTAGCTTAATTCATCTAAATTATCTAATTCATCTAAATCATCTAAATCATCTAAATTATCTAATTCAAATGAATCTGTATACATTGAATCTACAATTTGCACATTACTCATTTTGATTAAATCATATTTATTTTGAATTTTACTAATATCTACTAAAATTTTATCTTTATAAGTGTAATATAAATATTCTAACCAGTGATATAATTCTAACATTTCTAATTCAGAATTACCACCATCAAAATTAATTTTACCTTTTTTAAGTAATTTAACAGTTGTTTTTTTGTTAATGTCTGTAACAATAGGACGGTAAAATTTTAAATTTAAACAAAAGCATTTATCTGTATTATAAGCAACTTCTGCAATATTTAAAGGATTAGTTTTACCAACTACTTTTAATAATTTATTAGTTTGCACATCAGTCATATTTCTACAAACATATTTAATAAATGGTTCAAAACTAACAATACTTTTAAGTTTATCAAAAATACCTTCTAAAGTAGCTAAATCTACATATAAATTTTCATTTAATAGTTTAGCCTTATAATTACGCATCACTGCAGTAAAATTTAATACTTGAATATCTACTTTAAAATTTTCTACTAAATAATTACGTAATATTTCAATTGGTTTAATTAAATCCATCATAGATGGGTCTTTAATACCAGGAACTTGAAATACTCCATTACGAAATAATTTAATTTTATAATCTATTTGATTATCGGGGTGTTTAATAACAAAAGTCACTTGACTACTAAAATATTTACCAGTTCCTTGAGTTCGACGTTTAGGTAATTCTTTAGGTTTAGGTTTGCGTCCTTTATTAGATTTTTTAACATTAATTGGAGTTTTATAATTTACATTAAATTTTTCACCATAATTACAACCAATTAACATAATTTGACCAGTAGGCTCTGATAAAGTATTAATTAATTTACTTTCATCAAATGTTATATTAGACATTAATCCTTGTGCTGTTAAAGTAGATGGAATAGGATCTGAAAATAATTTAACACCTTCTGGTAATAATTTTTTTAAATAATTAATATTTTCTACGTTGGCTACCCTACTTAATGCAGTAGTGCCTGAATATATTTTAATACCAGAATCACTAGTTTGAAATTCTAAATTGGACATTTTTAATACTTTAATACTTTTAATCAATTTAGAAAATTACTTTTAATACTTTTAATCAATTTAGAAAATTACTTTTAATACTTTATTACTTTACTACTTTAATACTTTAATTCAGTTTTTGTTTGTTTGTTTGTTTTGATGAATTATTGATTCAAATAATATATTTAAACGGTTTAGATCATTATTATGAGAGTTAGCTTGTGATAATATAACTATAACTAAAACCATAATTATAAACATTAATGTTTTTTTACTAATTTTAATTTCTATATTATTTTCATCATCTGAATTATTTACTGAATTATTTACCAAGTTATTTACTGAGTTATTTTTATTTATTTTACTACATTGACAATTTCTATCATTTTTATTTTCCGATAAATTAGAATTAATTAAACTTTCTAATTTTTTATTTAATAATTTAGTCTCATTTAATTCTTCTTGCATTATTGTTAATTTATTATTATAATTTTTACTAGGCATCAGTTCGGTATAATCATTTAATCCTAATTTACTAGCTATTATACTTTCATCAGCACTTAAATTACTATAATCAAAATCATTATACATTTTATTAAATTAAAAGTATATCTTACTAAAGAAATAATTAATATATATGTAATTTAACTATAAAATTCTATTTGTAAATTATAAAAATTATAAAAATTATAAAACATGAATCGTATTAAAAATGTTAAAAAACAAACAGTTGAAGGAATTTTGTTTCTTCAAGGTGTTTATAAAAATGATTGCGATAAAATTGAAGATTTCTTTCATAAAAGGTTATTAAATACTAATGATTCAAAAAATTATGATAAAATTCCTTTAGTCTTTTATAATTTAGATTCTTGGATTAAGAAAACTAATTTACTGTGTTGGAATTGTCATCGTGTTCCTAAATCAGTTCCTTGGTTTGAACCACAATCTATAGATGTAACTAGTAAAGGATCAATTGGTAATTTAGTAACTAGTGATAAATTAGTTCGTAATCACAATACAGTAGAATATTGTATTAATGTAAAAGGTATATTTTGTAGTTGTAATTGCGTAATGAGATATATTTTAATAAATTCTAAAAATTTACCTGATAAAATTAATAAAATTTCTATGTTGCATATTTTACATGAAATTTTTACGGGTAAAAAAGTAATAGAGATAGAACCAGCTCCACTAGTAACTGATTTAGTTCAATATGGTGGTAATTTAACGGAAATTGAATATCAAAAAAAAATAGATGATTTTAATAATTTAAAAAATAACAATGATAACTTTATTAATAATTGTAAAGCATATTTTAGAGAATATCATACTTCACAACTAAATCTATTATAATATAAGACATAATTAAGAATATAATTTGTATTATAGTTCCTTTACTAGTAGGGCATTCATCTTCTACTGTATCACCTATAGGACGAATAATTTTATCAACAAATACATCACTGTATAAAATAATACTTAATACAAATAACATAAATGCTACTTTATAATTTACATTACTAATTATATTACCGGAAACCGTCATAAAATCAGTTTTTTTTGAATTTAAATTACTGCCATTATTTAAATTATTTGTATTATTTAAATTATTTGCAGTATTTACATTATTATTTTTCATTATAGAAGAAATTGGTTCACCATCAGTATTATCGTAATTCATTTTTAATAGTATATAATTTACAAAGTATAAAAATAAAAAAATTAATATAAGTTTATTTAATTTAACTTAGTTTAATTTAGTTTATTTAATTTTTTAAAGTAATAGGGATTTCAGAAATCGACTGATAATCTGCTGTTTTCCATTTAGAAACTAAGGTTCCATCTTCATTTACAAACATATTAGCTAAAATCTTATAATATTTATTTTTGTAGCAAATTACTAAACCTTCACATGTTACTTTACTAAAGTAATCTTTTAGAAATTCATAAAATTGTAAATTAGAATTAAATTCAACTAAATTCAAATTATTAGGAATTTGTTCGTTATGAATTGCTAAAGTAGTTACTGAAACACCTGGAGTTTTAGAATAATTTGGTCCTACTAATTCTACTGAAATTACTGGAATTAGTTTACCATCTTGCATAAACCTACCAGATTTATGAGCTAAATCAATATCTTTATAAATAAGAATTAATGCTTGATCTAATTTATTTTTTCGTTCTTTTTCACGTGGAACAAGTTCTTGATAATATTTATGAATACATCCATTTGTTTCATAAACAGACGGATTAAGTTTATTAGGAACTTCTACTGTATTTTCAATAACAATATTACTTTTATTATTTGATTTAAAAGTTTTATTGTCAAAACGCTTAAATAAATAATAACGCATATCACTATCTTGATAAATTAATAATCCGTTACCTCCATCGATTTTATGATAATATTTACCTAAGTTAATAATATCCAAAAATTCTTTTTCATCTTGAATATTATTCTTTTCATAATTTACATTTTGACTATAAATACCATTTTTATGTTCAAAAATGTGATACATTTTACCACCTAACAAAGTAGAACTTTCATTTAATTTATCTTTAGCGTTTAAAAGGATATCTTCAATAGTAGCTAAAGGTAATGATGATTCAATTTCTGACATATTTTCTAAAGTAGACATTTTTGAGTTTTTTGAGTTTTTTGAGTTTTTTGAGTTTTTTAAGTTGTAAGTTTTAAATAATTAAAATATTCATTTTTCATTTATGACATTTATGACATAGTTAAGTTTTGTATGGCGTTTTTGTATCCAGTATCATCTACTAAATTATTTTTAGACGTTATACGACGATCCCTACTATATAAGAATAAACTAGGGATTAATTCTAAAATGATACGCCAACCTGAACTAATATTATAACCTTGCATGATACTTGATACAAAATTACCAGTATCATAACGCATACGATGAATTTTAACTTTAACTGTATCGGAATATCCGGTTAAATCAATTTTACTTCCTAAAACTTCACGTTGACCGTTAAAAATACCTTCTAATCCATAAGCAACTGCTAAAATACCTTCTTCAAAGAAAGAGCAATACCTACTTCGATCATTTTTAAGTTGTAAAATACGTAAAATAACTTTAGCCTCTTTTTTACTAGTTTCATTAGTTACAGTAGCAATACGAGATAAATCTACTCCTTCAGATTCTAAATTACCCCTTAATAAATCTATTTGTTCCATAATACGAGCCATTTCATCTTCATCATCATCTTGCTGAATGAAATCAGCATCATCATCATTATTATCAATATTACCTAAAACTTGATTTACATGAGACTGTTTACGTTCTTCAATAGTAATATTTTGCAAATGTTTATCTACTACATTAGAAGTATCCCATTTACGTTTTTCTGAGTTGTTACTTGTAATATTATATTCATCTACACTGTTATTATCATCATCGTCATTTAAATCATAAGGAGCTTTATAACTATTTTGATTATTTTGATTATTTTGATTACTTTGATTATATGAAATATTTTTTTTATTGTTTTGATTTTTAGCCATGTCTAATAATTTATCTAAATCATCTAAATTATCACCATTATCATCTTCATCTCCTAAATTACTTTGAAATTTAGATGGTTTACTAAAATTTAATTGACGAGATAAATTTTCTAACTCAGATTTATATTCATTAACAATATCTACATTATCATTTTTTGATTTATAATTAGTACCTTTTGAAATAGCATTTTCTAAATCATCTATATCTAAATCATCATCATCTTTAGATAAAATAGATGCCATTCCTAATATATTAGAAGAATTATTAATAGAATCCATTTGTTAATTTGTTAATTTGTTAATTTGTTAATTTTTTAATTTGTTAATTTGCTAAAAATATAAAGTTAGTATTAATTATAATTTAGTTTTATTTAAAATAGAAAATGATTATTTATTCGTTTGATTCTGCTATAAAAAATTTAGGATTTTGTTGTTTGGAAATTAATGAAAATTTTGATAAAGATGTAAATAATATTAATAATGAAATTAATATACTATGTGAAAAATTAAATGAATTAAACAAATTAAATGAATTAAACAAATTAAACGAATTACTAATAAAAATTAATGCTAAATTAATAGAATATAATAATTTAATAGATAATAAGATTGTAATTAAATATATTAATGTATTTGATTTATTACCTAATAAGAAAATTAAAATTACTGATTTTAATTTAATCTTAAAAAAATTAAAATATGTAATTTACTGTTTAGAAGATCAATTACCCAAACCTAATATAGTATTAATTGAATATCAAATGAATATTAATGATAAATCGCGAAGTATTTCCAAATATATAGAAGATCATTTTACACCAATGAATTATAATAATATTTTTAATGAAATTGGCGATAATTTAGAAATAACTTATGCTTTGGAAAAATTTCCATTAATACCTAAAAAAATAATTAATGAAAAATTCAATTGTGAAGTTCATATTGTTTCTCCTAATTTAAAAAATTGTTATAGTATAGATTTAAGTAATAAAGGATTATATCAAACTTTTCAAGAAAAATATTCTACTAATTATCAAGCTAATAAACAACATTGTATTTACAATTTTAAATATTATCTTACTGTTAATAATTTACTAGATTATATTAAAAATTGTAATAATAAATTAGATGATTTAGCAGATGCATTTATGATGGCTTATACTTGGTGTAAATCTAAAAAAATAATTTAATAAAGTAGATTTACTTTAATTACTTTAATTTACTTTATTTACTTTAATCAATTTTCTTCATTATCGTCATTTACTTCATTTACTTCATTATCCCAAACAGACCTAAAGTAATTATGTTTTTTCTTATTAAATTTTGAAAGACGCATTTTATCAGTAATAAATTCATTGAATTTTTCACCCCATCCTAAAAATTCAACATAATAAACATAATGATTATTATAATTATAAACAGCTAATATTTGTGCCATCCACCAACGACCTTCTTTATCTTTAGCTCCAACAATTTCTTTTTTAGTATAAATGTTTATCTTTTTGTTAAACATTTGATGAGTTAACATCGTGTTTAATGAATTTTTATATTCTACAATTTTTTGTTGAATCCAATCTTCAGGAATTACTGGTACAAATAATTCATTAGATAATTTATCATAAATTAAATCGGTAAATATATCATTATAAACTTCTACTAAAGTAGTGTAGTTTTTTTTAACAATTAATTCATGGAATAATGCTTTTACCACTAATAATAAATTACTATCATTGTCTAATTCTGATAAATAATTTTTTAAATTAGAAAGTAATACTTTGATTAAGTATTCATTGTGATCATTTAATTCTGTTATATTATTTTCACTGTTTAATTCTATTAAAATTTTAACTGATGAAATAATATGTTTTACATTATTAAAATTTAAATTTGTATTATTATTTAATTTAGTTAAATTGTTTAAATCTGTTATTTTCTTCAATTCATCTAAATTAGTTAAATATTCTGTTTTATTTTCTTCTAATTGTGAAAAATATTTATTTTTATTAAATGTGGTAATCTTATTATTAACATCGTTAGGTAAAAATTCTTCTTCTAAATTATTTAAAGCGCTCATTTGTGGTTATTTTAATGTTATTTGTAGTTATTTAATTTAGTTGATTTAGTTTATTAGTTTATTAAATTTAAATTTCATTTTTTAAAACTATTAAATTTTCTATTTTAAAAAATGAAATTTAAACTTAATAAACTAATAAACTAATAAACTAACTAAAAGTAAATTATTAATTAAAGTAATAAAGTAACTAAAAGTAAATTATTAATTAAAGTAATAAAGTAATAAAGTAATAAAGTAATAAAGTAATAAAGTAATAAAGTAATAAAGTAATAAAGTAATAAAGTAATAAAGTAATAAACTAAACTAATTAACTAAAGTAATAAAATGTCTACTATTCAAGGAGGTATATTCACAATAATAAAGCCTAAAAATAGTGAAATAGAACAAATGCTTAAAATGAGTAATAACCTAGATTATAATAAATCTACTAAAATGAAACAGGAAAAATTACAGACTAAATTAAATTCTGATACATTGTATAAAAAATAATATATTAACTTTATTTTATTAACTTTAAATTTCATTTTTTAAAAGTTTTTATTAATATAGTAATATACTAAATTTATAATAAACTAATAAAATACTAATTAAATTTTTAAAAATAAAAATAATAGTAAAATAATAAAATGTCTATTACTGGAGGTGTATTTACAATAATAACTAATAATGGACTTCAAGATAAGTTAATTATGGCAACTTCTCTGCTGAATGAAAATATTAAAAAAATTACCAATGAACGATTAGAAACTTTAAAAAAACAAAATCCTAAAGCTAAATATGAAGATCTTTTAAATAATAATCTACAAGCTTATCCTACTATAGCTGATATAGAAAAAACACATATTGTGTTTGTAAATGCTACATTTAAACCATATGTTTCTATAGCTCATGAATATATTAAAACTGGTCCTAGGGGTGGAAATGCTAAATTAGGACAAAAATTTAATTTTACAATGCCTGTTAGTGGTGAATTTATAAGCGATTCAGTAGTTCATATTCAATTAGAAGGATTAAAAGCAATAGATCCTAGTGATAAAGTTCGTTATGTGGAAATGTTAGGACATAGGATTATGAAAAATATATCTTTTAAATTAAATCAAGTAGTATTAGATTCTTATACTAGTGATAGGTATAATGTTTATTGGCAATTTAAAGTTCCCACTGATAAAGAACATGCTTATCTTCGTAATATAGGTCAAGAAGTTCCTAAAGTAGCAGTTTTAACTGGAACTCCATCTGTTGATGAACATCGTCAATATCGTTATTATGGTAATGGTCCGCAAACATTTAAACAAGTTCAACCTGTAGTTGATATGTGGATTCCTTTATTATTTTGGTTTAAAGACGCTCATAGTTCTCTACCTAACTTTTTATTTCCACATGGTCAAACTGATATTGAAATAGAACTAGAACATGAATCTAAATTAGTAGCTTATGCTGATTATGGTGTTGCAGCTGTTCCTAATCAACGTATATATAATCCTCCAGAAGTTACTAAATGCGAATTATATATGAATAATTTATATATTGATCCTAATGTTCATAATATTTTTAAACGTAGGTTCGGATTTCAACTTATTCGTGTTACTAGGACTCATAAACAATCAGATTTACAAAAAGATAGCGATGAGATTAAACTGCAACAACTTAAATGGCCTGTAGAATGTATGTATGTAGCATTTAGGCCTAAAATTAATTATGATACTAGTTATACTTGGCATCGAAATGCTATTATTTCAGAAGTTTCATATTGGGAACCAATAGTAGATTCTATATCTGGAAATCTTGCAAAAAATGTAGCTGTAATGATACAAGAAGATCCAGTAATTGCTAAATTAGGTATTAAAATACAAGATATAGTTCTTTATAATAAAGAATCTCCTACATTTTATAATTCTTATATACCTAGTCAATATGGTTCTCGTATTAGGGCGCCTCGTGATATAGGTTGGAATATGGTTAATTTTAACTTATACCCTGGTGATTTCCAACCTAGTGGTTATATTAACACATCATTAAGCCGTGAATTATATCTACAATATGAGTCGGCGATTGATCCTATTCTACAAAAACCATATATTCGAGATGATAACCCTGTAGATTTAATAGTAGTAGCTGAATGTATTAATTTCCTATTATCTAATAATAATAGTGCAGTACTTAAATTCTCAACTTAAAAAATAACTTAGTAAAGTAATAAAGTAATAAAGTAATAAAGTTAAATTAATAAAAAAAAGTAGAATGATATTTTTTTATTACTATATTACTCTATTACTCTATTACTTTATTATTCTATTATTCTAACTTTATTAATCTAACTTTATTACTTTATTATTCTAACTTTTAATAAACATAACTAGATCTTTTGTTATTATATAAATTACTGAAATTTTCATTGTTTGGGTTATTACTCCTTAATGATTGTACTAATGTTATTAGTTGTCCTAAGAACATGAATATTAACATTCCCACAATAAATATAGCAAACCAAGTTTTACCGCTCTTCCATGGTGAAGGTTTTACTGTAACTCTTTTACCGTCTACATTTTGATTTGCTGGTTCGAGCCTTTCACCTTCACCTTCATCTCTAGTAATAGATTGTGGTACTTCAGCTGAATTATCAAATTCTGTAGTATCTGATGTTTCACCTGGGTTATTATATACTTCAGTACTACTCATTTTTTAATTAATTATTTTATTACTTATTTTATTACTTTACTATATTGTTATTTTACTATATTAATATTTTATAATTTTATTAAAAATTATTTTAATGTTATAGACAGATCTTTATCTTGGAAAATATATGTAATTATATTATTTTCTGACAAAGCTATTGATTGATTATTAGGATTCCAATAACCTAAAGTATTATAATTTACTACATTGTCAACTATATAAATATCAAAATATACTTTGTATTTACAATTATGTAAATGTTCTATTTGAATTTGTTCTAAATCATCTGATTTAATTATATTCCTATTGATTTCACCATGTTTAAGTTCACTTACTTTAGTATAATTTCCTAAGTTATGACTTAATTCATAATATGTAAATTTATTGGAAAATCTATTATGATTAATAAATAAAAATTTATTATTATTATCTGACCATAATCCAGATAAACAAGGTAATTTACTACTTTGATAAATTAATAATATTATTAATATTATTAATAAATTAATTAAAGTTACTAATAATGGAGAAGGATTATTATTTTTATGTATAGTTTCAGTCAAAATAGAAACATTGTTTTTAAATTCATTTGTTTGATTTTGTAATTTATCACGGTTTTCATCTAATTCATTTTGATAAGTTGTAGCATTAGCTATAACTTGTTCTGGATCACTATTATTACTTATAGGATTGTTAAAAGTAGTATCAGTCATTTAAAAATAATTTTTAAATTAATTATTTAAGTTTTTAAATTTTATTTGCTAAATATATCTACATTAATATTTTATTAAAAAATTAAATCCAATATAAAATGAGTAATTATTTAGGAGGATGCGGCTGCGAAGGTGGCGAAGAAACTGACTATGCAACAACTGGTGCTTATGAGGGTGGTTATACTGGTGGTGCTTCATATATTTGTTATAATATGAATGAAGATCCAGTTAATCTTTATACAAACTCTATGTATAAAAAAATATTTATAGCAATTTTAATTTTATTAGTTTTAAAAGCCCTTGTTATGGCGAGCACTAATAAGAATTCTGCACTTAACACTTTTATGGACTTATGTCTTACTGGTGCGTGGGGATTTTTAGTTTTCTTCTGGTTACATAATAAGTTTGCGGATAAACCTATGTTTTATAACCGTAATGATGCGGGAGAAGGTGTAAGTACAGACTTCTAATTTCCAAAAATAACAAACTAACTTAACTAACTTAACTAACTTAACTAACTAACTTAACAAACTAATTTAACAAACTAAAAAAAATAACAAACTTAACTAACTTAACTATATAATTTTGATAATTATATAGGTTTAATAACTATAAAGTTTGATAATTAATATATTTATACCCAATGCGATTAAATGTTTTAGTTATTAATTTTGATTCATCTATAGGTTTGATATTCGATAATATTAAAATAATATATAATGGATTACCATTTGGTGAATTAATTACTAATTTTTTATTGTAAATTGTATTAGTTAAACTAATAATTAAATCTACATTGTAATTATAAGGTAATTTTAAAACTATTACTTCACATAAATAAGATATAAAACTAGTAATAAATTTACTAAATGGAATATTTGAATTAATCATATATAAATCTATTAAATTTTTTTTCTTATAATCTACTCCTCCCCATGGTGGATCTAAGAAAATAATATCTTGTTTGTATTTATCAAAATTAAAAATATAATTATCTACTGAAAAATCAATATTATTAATATTTAATAATTTGGTATTATGTTTTGAAATTTCAACATGTAATGGATCAATATCTATACTATTTACTGATTTAACATTCTTAGCTAATTCAATAACATTTCCTCCAATGCAACTAGTACCATCTGTTACAACTTTATTTTTTAATTCTGCTTCGGTATAAAATGCATAAAGCAACATAGTAGTATATTTTGCTTGTTCAGTAGGTGTTGTTGAATATAAACTCACATCAGTAAACCTCATTTTACTAGCTTGATCACTATTAACATTGAAAAACTTATATACATCATTAATATTAATTTTTACTTCTACTACTTTAGAATCATATTTAGGTAAATCTGGTAAATTATTTTTTACTTCTACTTTAGAATCATATTTAGGTAAATCTGGTAAATCTTCAATTTTAGTATCTAAAGGAACATCCCAATCTATACTATTAGTTTTAACATGTGACATTTTATTACTTACTCTACTAACTTTAATATATTTAGTATACTAATATATTATTTAAAAGCAATATATAAGAAATATATTTTTTTCAAGAAAAATTAATTTAATATTTTAGTTGGGTATTTTTAAAAATTCAAACGAATGATAGTAATAGAGTAATAAATACTATTATAAATATTCATTTTTTACAAAAATATTTTTATATTTTACTTAAACTTCTTTAAATTTATACTTTTATAAAAAATTATAATTAATATTATATATCTCTTTTAATAAATTAGTAAAGTAATAAATTAGTAAAGTAGTAAAATAATAAATTAATAAATTAATAAATTAGTAAAGTAAAAAAATGTCTACAGGTGGTATTTTTACGATTGTAACAAATGACGGTAAGCAAGACCGTATGCTTATGGCTACCGCTCTACTTCATGAGCGTCTAGACCGTATCTGGAAGTTTAAGAGGAGTCAGAACCCTAATGCAAAGGATGATGACAACGCTGTTCTTCCTACCCTTCTGGATATTGAGAAGACTCATATCCTGTTTACCAATGCTCATTTTAAACCTTTTGCGGCTATTGGATTCGAGTATAACAAAGTCCGTCCTACATCTGGATCGGTTTCTCTTAACTCAACTATTCAGTTTTCTATCCCTCAGTTTGGTGATTTCTTCCATGATATCGCTTTCCATTGCGTTCTATGGCAACCTACTATTAACGTTACGCCTGGAACCGCTGCTTCTGATCAGCCTGCTATGCGTTGGGCTGCTTGGCCTGGTGAGCGTCTACTCCGCAAGGTTCAACAAGAAGTTAATGGTAACCCTCTAGATGAGTATACTAGTCATGCTACTGTTGCTCATCGTGAGTATCGCGTTGCTCCTAACAAACTAACCGCGTGGAAGCGTTGTGTTGGTCAAGAAGAGACTGAAGTAGGTCAATTCCGTCAGCGTGATTGGGCTAACTCCGGTGCTGCTCCTGATAACTTCCGTATGGATGCTAACGTTCGTCGTGGTGCGCAAACTGCTACTGGTCAGAAACCAGTAGATCGTTCGGGATGTCTTGAACTATTTGTTCCCCTACTTTTCTGGTATAACAAGGATGTTCGTCTAGCTGTTCCTTCAGTAGCTATTCCTTACGGTCAGCGTTTTATTAACATTGAGCTTGCTTCGGCTACCGAGCTAGTTGGTCTAGTTCCTCGTGGAAGCGGAACTTGGGCTACTCCTAATGGAACTCTTACTGATCCTGCTATTACTGATGTAGAGCTTTATATTAACAACATTTTCGTTAACCCTGAAGTCCATAAGATTTACATCAAGCGTGTAGGATTCTCGCTTATCCGAGTCCATCGTCAACAGACTTTCTCTATGACTGGTCTTAAGAGCGAGGAGAATCTCCATCTTCAACAACTTAAGTGGCCTATTGAGTATCTCTTTATCGGTGCTAAAGTTAAAGATTACTTTAACGCTAGTTCTGATACTGCTAAACGTCAGTATCTTGATGTTTGGGATCGTTACTCGGTTGCTACTACTAATAGTTACAGTGTTCCGGGGCAATCAGTTCTGCGTGAGACTAAACTCGCTGTATCAGATGCCGGTCAAACTCTTGGTGTTGATGCTGGTGGTAACCTAACTGGTAGTGCTGTGCTTGCTCAAGCTCTATCTGTAGGTGATACAATCCGTGTAGGTAGTTCTCTTCTAACTGTAACTGCTAATGTTGCTGCTGCTGCTGCTGTAACTGGAGTTACAACTTCTACTAACGGTCTAACTCTAGTTAATAGTAATGCTCTTGCTGCTAGCGCTGTTAAAGTTTCGTATGAGGGTCTTGAAGTTCAAACTAAGAGTTTTACGCCTACTCTTGATTCCATCATGGTACAAGCTCATGGTGTTGATCTTTACAAGGATTTCCCGGCTGCTTTCTTCAATTCATACACTACTTACCATTATGGTGGTCCAAACATCAACGCACCTCAAGATGTTGGTTCCCTATTCGTACCTTTCTGTCTGTATCCTGGAACTTACCAACCTAGTGGACACATTAACGTATCACGTGCTCGTGAAATTTACCTTAAGTCTACTAGTCAGTATTTCGGTAACAACAACGTATCTGGTCTAATGGTAGTAATCGCCTCGGCTATTAACTTCCTGCTTATCAGTGATGGATCGGCCGTTCTTCGTTACTCAACGTAAATTATTATTAAATTTAATAGATTTAATAAAGTATAAAAAAAGATTTAGCAAAGTATAAAAAATATAAAAAATATAAAAAAAAGATTTAATAGTTATAAAAAAATAAAAAGATTTGGTAAAGTATAAAAAGTATAAAAAATAATTTTTTTTAAATTTGATTTTTATATATCTAATTTATTAACTATAAAATATATAATCTAAAAATAAACTTATTAGAGTAATAAAGTAATTAAAGTAAAAAATCAAATGCCTTTATTCTGTACTTCTTGTAATAATTTATTAGTAGTTTCTACTACTATGGATTCTTTTTATTTTAAATGTAATAAATGTGAAAAAATTGAACAACCTAATGAATTAGATTCATTACGATATGAAGATGTAAGTGGAACAAATTATTCTACTCACGGAACAATTTTACGTAATGCAGCTAATGATCCAGTTAATCCTAAAGTAGCTAAATTATGTAATAATTGTGGTAATAAAACAGCTCGACAAATTAGGTTAGGTAATGATATGCGTATTATTAATACTTGTATTAAATGTAATGAACAATGGATTGATGGTACTCGTGATAATGAAAATAATGTTACAGGTGGCAAAAAAGTAAAATAATTATTTATTACTTTTTATTTTACTATAAATTACTATAAATTACTATAAATTATTTTAAATTAATCATATGGAATCGCCAATTCATTCACAGACCATTTTTCAGCAATTATATCAGTAATCATACGAACAATACATAAAGGACATTTTTTATCATGAATTTCTTTTTTTGCTATAGCAATAGGATCAGTTAAACCATCTAATGTAGTAAAAGGTTTACCACCGTTTTCAAATTGTTTAGCTCGATGTGAGATAACTTCACAATATTCAAATTTAGTCATAATTTCCATAGTTATACGATCTTCTGGTTTACGATAAACAATTTGATTACGTATAACAGGATTATATTCATAACGCTCTTTAACTGCATTACTTACATATTCTAAAATAGGTAATTCTTCTTTAATACTTATTTCCATATTATTTTTATTTTTATTTACGTTATTTACGGTATTTACAGTATTAGAAGACATGTTTTTATACTTATTATACTTATTATACTTATTATACTTAATATACTTATTATAATTATTATACTTATTATAATTATATTAATTATTCATATTTTAAATTAATAACTTAAAAATTTATTACTTTGATTATCTCCATAATCAACTAAACTAAATAAAGCTCCTCCTAAACTAGGAATAGAATTTGGTTTACTTTGTTTGTTTAAAGCCATATTTAAAGTTTCATCATCTACACTATCTATTTGACTTTCAAATGATTCTTTATCATTAATAGTAGAATCAGCCTTCCATAGTAAATTAATGTTATCAGAAGTGTTATTTAAAGCTTTAAAAGTAGATGTTTGTCGTGTATTTAAATCATGTAATGACTCGTTATCCTCATACATTAACCTACTAGGTAGATCATTATTGTTTAAAGTATAAGGCATATCTTGCGATAAACTACCACCATAACCAGTTGGACTAGTTAAAATAGTAAGATGTCCTAATGCTGCAGATTGTGTAGTAAAATTATCACATTTTGATTTTTGTTTACACCATAACAAAAATAATACACTGATTAATAATACAGTTGTTAGAAATTGAATATTTTCCATTTGAATTTTTATAAATTTATTTTAGTATATTATTAGAAAACAAATTTATAAAATATAAATAAAAAGTTTAATATAGTAAAATTAGCAAATTAATAAATTAATAAATTAGCAAATTAGCAAATTAATAAATTAACAAATTAGCAATGTCATTAAAAAAATATAATAAATCATTAGAAAATTATAAAATACTTAACAGTATTAAATTAGAATATTTTAAAACAAAATTTCCTTTTAATTTACCTGTTAATGTATTAGATAATGTAAATAATCATATTGAAAAAATAGAATTAACTATAGTAGGTGGTAGTTGCTGCAATGATAACAGAATAAGTTTAAATGATAAAATTCACGTTTATATTTGAATTTTATTGAATTTTATTAAATTTGAATTTTATTATTTAAACTAAACATAAAACTAAAATAAACTACATTTTTATAAAATTAATTTTTATTTAAATAAATTAAACAATAAAAAATGTCAGATTTAAACTCGTTAAATTTAGAAAATTTAGATAATTTAGAAAATTTAGATAATTTAGATAACAATTGGGATAAATTATTTGATGAAATAGAAAATTCAGAACCATATCAAGTAGAAAATACAAAAATTAACTATTCAATAATTAATACTAGTGCTTTAGACCAAAACATATCAATTAATACTTTAGATTTAGAAGACAAAGTTCATAATTATAAAACTACTTTATCTAATTTATGTTATTCATGTAATGGAAAATTATTAACTAGGGATAATTATATGATTTGTCAAGGATGTGGTCAGGAATTTCAAGGAGTAGTTGTTAGCACTGTAGAAGATGAATGCACTAATATTACTACACAAGATAGTAATGTTAATGATAAAGGATTTATTACTATGCGAATGATTGGAAAAGGATCTTATGGATATAATCGTAGTTTACTTAAAAGTTGCGCTGATTATAGTCGCTATCGTAAAATGACTACTTTAAGGGAGATGCATAATTGGAATTCGCAAAGTACTAGTAATCAATTACCTAAAAATGTAATTAATGAAGCTAATAATATGTTTGCTTTAATTAAAGATCATGGTTATGTTTTTCGTAAAGATGTTAAAAAAGGAGTTCAAGGTGCTTGTTTATATTATACTTGTCATCAAAATGGTATTTCAAAAACTCCGTTTGAAATTGCAAAAATAGTAGGTATTGCTGAAAAATTTCTATCATCTGGAGATCGCATTTTAAGTGATTTGAATGAACGTGGTATAATTCAAATACCTAAAATAGATTCAATTCCTAGTTATATCAATCGTTATTTTGAATTATTAAATATTCCTGTAAAATATAAACAATTTGTATTAGATATTATTGAACAAGCTGATAATGATAAATTACATGTTTTATATGATAGCAAAAATAATACTAAATGCATCGGAGCTATTTACATGTTAATAGAACGTGTAATTAAATTACGCAAAACAATTTCTAAAGAATTAATTGAAAAAGAATGTGGTATTAGTAAAACCACATTTATTAAATATTATGTGATGTTATGTAAGTATTATAGGCGATTTGTATTTATTTTCATTAAACATAAAATACCGATGAAATCACAATGGAACGAAACAATCAGTGAAAATCCTGAACTGAAATATATTAAATTACCTAAATTACCTAAATTACCTAAATTAGAAAACAACAAATTAAAAAACAAAAAACCTAAATTAGAAAACAACAAATTAAAAAACAAAAAACCCAAATTACCTAAATTACCTAAATTAGAAACCAATAAAATAGAAACCAATCAATTAGAAGATATAGATCAATCAATTGAATTAAATCAATTAGAAGATATACCAGTAGAAGTAATTGAATTACTAAATTATAAAATTAAATCGTATAAAAAAATATAATTATAATTTATACTTTATAGTTTACTTAGTTAAATTATTTTACTTAGTTTTACTTGACTTTAGCTTTATACTTATCCCATTTATTTTTTTTCTGGCTAGTTTGTTCTAATTGACTAGTTTGTTCTACTTGACTAGTTTGTTCTAATTGACTAGTTTGTTCTACTTGACTAGTTTGTTCTACTTGGCTAGTTTGTTCTACTTGACTTTGTTCTACTTGGCTAGTTTGATTTTTATTTTTAACATTCTTATTATACAATTTAATGTAATTTTCAAAATGATTATTTTGTTCATTAACATAAGTTTGATAATTTTTATTATTTAAATCTAAAGATGGAAACCATTTAACATATTGTTCAATATTATTTTTATACATTACTAAAACAGCTTCTTCTTTAAAAGTTTTAAAATGTTCATGATAAATTTTTTCTTCTTCGATAACTGAAATATTTTTATTTTGCTTTTTTTCATTTAAAAACAATTTTTCACATTTAATCCAAGAATTAGAAGCTGGAATATTCCATGGAGATGAATTATTAGGCTGATCAAATAATAATAAAATATTTTGAATTACGCTTGTAAAACTATTTAGAGGAGTCCATTGATTTTTATCTTTTAACATATCTAAACAAATAGTTCCACCTGAAGGGTTAATATTAGTATGATAAACTAACCCTGTAAAATGAATAAATGGAGCATTAATAGGGTAATTATATTTATCTTTAGATGTACCATATGTAGTTTTCATTTCTAAAACATATTTATGATCCTTATAAATACCAGCATTGGGTTTAATTAAAATGTAATAATGTTCTAAATCATTTTCATCAACTAACCTAATTTCAAAATTATTATTTAATCCATAAATATGGGCTTCAATATAATTTTTAATTAAAATCTTTAATCGCGACATTTTATTAGTTTATCAAATTAATTTAATGCGTTAAGTTTATCAAATTAAGTTTAATGAGTTAGTTTAATAAGTTAATTTAATAAGTTAAAATTAAATAAAAAAATTCAATTTTTGATAGTTTAGTATAGTATAGTTTATTATAGTTTATTAACTTACTACAGTTTTACGTATATCATTCCAAAAATTGTATAATTCTTCAGATTGATAATCAATCTTATTTAAAGTATACCATTTTTTAATATAAATTTCTCCATCTATATATTTATGATATGCTGGTTTAGTATCACGATGAATCATTCCTTCATTATACCAATATTCTTCAATAAGTTGATTATTATTGTAAATTAATTTAGCTGGTTCATCATGGTAACTATGAATCTTACCATGTTTATACCAACGTATTTCTGAAATATTACCATCATTATCCCAAGTTATATAAGATGGATTAAATTCACTATGTAGTAGTCCAGAATTATATTTTAAATCTTTAACAGCAATACCATTTTTAAAATACACTTCATGAACAATATTATTATAATTATTTTTTTCAATTAAAGCTGGTTTATTATTTAAGCGTTCAATAACGCCATTTTGATACCAAGTATTTAGTTTTTCCCTATACTCGTAATCCATTACGATTAAAGCGGGTAAATCTTTTTCATTACGATGTATTTTACCATATTGATACCAATATTTATATATTTCATGAACATCATATACTACACGAGCTGGTTTAGTATCGTTATGCAAAACTCCATTTTTAAACCAACGTTTTTCAATAATATCTCCAAATTCATTATAATTTATAATAGCTGGTTCGCCAGCAATACTATTAATTTCATTATTTACATAAGTAGTATTACTACTTAGTATATTATTATCATAAATTTCAACATTAATTAATTCATTATTAATATTAAACATTTCTATGATATAATCACTATGTTCTTTGTTTTCATAAGTAGTAATAGTATGGACTGAACCATTAGAATAATATGTATAAACTTTTTCTGACATTTTAAATTAAGGTAAAAATGAACTTTTTTTGAAATCAATAAAATACTTTTAAGTTCAAAACGGTTACGTTAATATTGTTAAAAAAAATTCAATATTTTTTTATATTAATAAATTACTATATTACTATATTACTATATTACTAAATTACTATATTACTAAATTACTATATTACTATATTATTAGATTATTAGATTATTAGATTATTAGATTATTAGATTATTAGATTATTAGATTACTAAATTATTATATTACTCATCAAAGTCGGAATCTTCATTAATTGGTAAAAATCCATTTAAGCTTTGATATTCTAAGTTAGTATTTGATTTAATATGTGCTTCTTCTAATGGTTTTAAAATAACTCCTGCTGGTAAAAATCGCCCATTATGTGTTAATTTAGGAGGTTCTTCTGGTAACTCAATATTTAATTCAGTATCTACATTATATTTAGCATTAGTATCAAATAAATATTTATATTTATCATATTCAACACAAACACGTTGATAATACTCTTCAGGAGATTCTGATATTATATTAAGATTTTCTTCAGTAATTTCTAATTCAAATACTTCTTTATTATAATATTCTTCATCGTCATTTTTTGTTTCGTTTACATCTAAAAACCTATGTCCTACTAATACATAACCACGTTTAGTATTTAAGATATGTTTACCAATCATAGAGTTTAAAAATACTTCATTTAGTCCTTTGGGATTAATAGTTACTCCTTGAATTTTAATATGCCAGTTAACGTATTTACTAATTTCATCACTTAATAATACTTGTTCTTTATTATCAGCTGTTTTAACTAATTGTTGGGACATAAACCTAGTTACTAAGTCTTGCCTAGATTTATATTTTTCTGTTTCGTATTTAATATGATGATGTGGAACTTTTTTAACTTTACCTTGATATTTACGATATAACCAGTAATGCATCCAAACCATAAATCCTAAATACCTACCACGAACTTCCGAATCACTAGTCCAATTATCAGAAATAGAAAGATCTGCTTCACGATGGAATGGGTTATTATAGTCTATTACTTCACTAGAAGTATCTACGAAACGGATTTTTAAAGGATTATAAATTAAACGTCGCCATGTTCCATGATCATGGGAATTAATATCAAAGTCATTATTACTAGTTACTAAATGATGTGCTTTAGGTTTAAAATTAATCATATCTTGATGTAATTTACGTCCTGCTAATGTTTCTTGTCCAGTAATTTCTTTCATACGCGAAGCATTTAGAACTTCATTTTTATCAGATTCAGAATAATAAGCAAATGTTGCGTCTTTTAATTGCATAATAGTAGGAGTAGCATTATCAGCAGAAGTGCTTTTAGTAGTTAAAAAGTTAAGAGGCATTTTTACACCATAATTACTACCAATAGCAGATTTATGTAATTCTACTAAAAATGATTTACCGTTAGATCCTTGTCCAACCATAATCATAAACATTGATTCTTTAGGATTACCATCTAATGTGCTGGCTAAAAACATCATTGTAAATTCAAAACTATCAGATTCTTTATTAGGAAACATACTACGTAAAGTTATTAAAATCTTTTTAGTTTGAGGATCATAAGGATTAAAAGGAATATAAGGCACATCTGTAAATTTAGATACTGGATAACTATGATATCCTTGAATTAATTCTGGTGAAGAACCATTACAACTTAATTTAAGAATACCATTAGCAACTCCTCGGATAACTGGATTCTTATCAAGAGCGTCGTCAAATCCACATTGATCAAATTTAGCTTCAGCCATTAGAATAATATTTTTAATAGTTAATAAATTACCTAAACTACGCATAGTTTGTTTAAAATTATTTAATGTTTTTTGATAAAATTTACTATATTCAGAAGAGTTTTCATAATTTTTCTTTAAATTTTGTAAGACTAAAGCGCATAATTTTGGTAACTTATCACTAATATAATTAGTTAAACTTACTGGCGATTCTTTACTACATTTACGCCATTTATATAATTCACCTTCTACATGTTTATCTCCATCAATAATAAATTCATACCAAACGCGTTTACGTTCATCTTTAGGAATATCAGTAACATATTTATACCTTAATAATTTGGAAACTACTTCTGCTAAATCAGCATGTGATAGAATACCTTCTTTATAATTTTCATTTGCCATACTGTACATAATGTTATAAACTGTTTTTTTACGTAGTTGTTCGTATCGTTCTGGATTATCTATTTTAGCCCAATAATGAATAGAACCTAGTGTAATAGCTTTACTATCCTTTCTTGGTCCTTTTAATATTGAATTCCAAGTTTGCTCAAATGAACATATATCAAATTTTTTAGACTTCCTACTAAAATTTTCTGCTAACATTTTATAAGAAGGAGAAGCATTAGCTAATGCAAACATTACATTTAACCAAGATTGATAATCATTACTACGTTCTACTGATAAAGTATCAAGTAATTCTTCAATTTCTATAAGTTGAGCATCATTAATAGAATTCATAGCGATCATTCCATAAATATTATTAGATTCTTCTACATTTTTAGGTGTTTTACTTAATTCAAATACTTCGTTAATATATTTGTCTAAAATTTCATAGTTTTGTTTTTTAATTAACCCACTTTTGTGTTCATAATTAATAGAAAATTCATAACAAATATTAATTTGGTTATTATTGAGTAATTCTAATTCAGGGGAGCAATTAATATCATCATCTTGAATATTAACTTCGTAAATATCAGTTAATTTATATGGATTGCTTCCTTTTTTAGTGCTACTACCAATGAAAAATGTAGGCACATGAGAAGAATTTTGATCTAGAAAATCATTACGTGAACACTCAACTCCTTTGATTTTAGCTGGGATAACATTTTGCATATATTTTTCTAATAAATCTGATTCGATTATTTTTTTAATTAATAATTTTTTAACACTACGTTGTATTTTAATACTAGGTATTAATAAATGAAATCCATCCTTGTAACATTCTTTTGATTCATTATATGTTACTACAGGCCTACGAGTAATACCAATATGAATTACACTAACATTACTAATATTAATTAATTTAACTAAAATCTTCATGATTTGATTACAAAGTAATCCGATAATTTTATTAGTTAATTGTGATTTTTCACAATCTTGATAAATATCAAAATCTAACATAATACCAGAGTAATCTTGTTGTTTTTCTAAAAACATAGTCCTAATGTTTGCTAACCTACATGCATTTAATAATTTAAAGAATTCTGGAATTTTTTTATCTGGAATATTGTAACATTTACCTTCTTGACGATCAATAATATTAGTATTAGGGTCTGATTTAGGCATAATCATTTTAGGATCTGATAAGAAATTTTTCATCTTACGTAATTCATTATTTTCAGTAGATTGCAGTTTATATAATACATCTGATTCAATAGGGTTTACTTCTTCATTTGAATCAAATGTATTTTTATCTTCATCATCTGTATCATTGCTTCTATTAGTTAATTTAGACTTGTATTTATTTACTTTACTAAAAGACATGATTTTTACAAATGATTAAAATTTAAATTAACTAAAAATAGAAAAATTAATATATTCTATTATCTTTAAAAATACTTTTTAAATATAAATTCAAATTTAAAAAAATATGTTTAAATTCTATAATTTATGTTTTTTTAGAATTTATAACGTAATTTTAATTAAATAATGGAATTAAGTTTAATTATTTATTTTTTATAAAATTTAAGTTATTTTATAAAGTTAAAATTCAGATAACCCATTATCAAAACCCCATTCATCTGATTTATCTAATACATTTAACTCATATAAATCGTTTAAATCATCTGGTTTATCTTGTTTATTTGATTTATCTGAGTTATCTGAGTTATCTGATTTATTTGATTTATCTGAGTTAATTGAGTTAATTGATTCATCTGAGTCGCTTGATTCATCTGAGTCATCTAAGTTATTGAATTTATTAACTTTATTGAATTTATTAACTTTACTTAGATTACTAGAATTATTTAGATTATTTAGATTACTAGAATTATTTAGATTATTTAGATTACTAGAATTATTTAGATTATTAACTTTGCTAGAATTACTTAGATTACTAGAATTATTTAGATTACTTAGATTACTAGAATTACTTAGATTACTAGAATTATTTAGATTACTTAGATTACTAGAATTACTTAGATTACTAGAATTATTTAGATTACTAGAATTATTTAGATTATTAACTTTGCTAGAATTACATTTATTAAATTCTTCTTTAATAGTTTGGTATTCTAATTTTAACATATTATAGTTTTTAAATAAATTACGATATTTTTCAATTAATAAATTACTATTATTACTTAATATTTTATATTTTTGTTCTTCTTCTTTAAATAACTGAATATATTTTTCCTTTTCACTTGATAATGTTTTAATTTCATTCCTTAATTTATCTAAAAACTTTTTATCTACTTTTTCAGTAGAAGTATTACCCATATGAACATCTAAAAACTTATGAAATAAGGTTTCACGTTCTACTATTAATAAATCTATAAATATTTGTTTTAATATTTCTGGGTTAGATGTATCATCATGATTATCAATTATATTAGTTAAGTATTCTTGGATTAATACAGTGGTAAAAGATTTAATACTGTTAATTAACACTAAACGAATTAAATTACGTTTTTGATTTTTATTTAAGGATTTATAATAATCATCTGGAATAAATTCAATAACAATTTTATCAATACATTCAGATACTGATATAGTATTAAAACTAGTCCATGTTTTAAAATATTCTGTAATACCTTCTAGTAATTTGGTATAATGTTCTGGTTTATATCGTTTTTTATGATTTGCATCTATAGCAGATATAAATGCGAAAACCGCATGCCTATAACCTTCTGAAATACTTGGAACTTTATTATCATATTTAAATTTAATTGCTTCATTGTATAGATAATTATAATAAATATCTATAAAATAAGCACTAATTAATTGATAAATAGATAAAGTCCTTTTAGATAAATCTGATTTATTAATTATTTTTGACATTTTATTAACTTTTAACTTTTAACTTTTAACTTTTTTTATTTTGTTACTTTAAATTACTTTATTATTTTAATAACTTACTCTACTATTTAGATTATTATTTTACTAAAATAATAAAACTAATTTACTAAAAATATTACTAATGTAAAAATAAAATAAACAGTTAATTATAGTCATGAGTGTAGAACTTAATATTTTAGATATTCCTAATGAGGAAATTATACAAAATAAAACTCAAAAGCAAATAGCTTATGAGATATTACAACAAGAAACTAATTTAGATAAAGAAACTATAACATGTTTTTATGAAATGGATGTTAGTTTAGGACTTAAACAACGTCCTATAAGTAATATGCCTTCTATTTTATTAAAATATGTAATGAAATACTGTATGTTTATTGTTACTAATTTAGATAAAAATTATAGTATTTCATTACAAGCTGAAATACCTATTTATGCTATTAAAAACAATAAATTTATTTCTATACCTAGTAATGAACAATTTAAAGTAGTAGGTATCCGTATACCAAATTTATTTTTAAAAGCAAAGCCTTATAATTTATTAGTTCATTATGACCATGTTAATGATATAGATATTTCACAAAGTGGTAAATATGGATTAACGGATGAATTAACAGATAATTATACACAAACTAGGAAATCATTTACACATGTAGGTATACCTCATTTATCTTCTAATATTGTTATGTTTGAAAATGATGAACATGTTATTAAAATATTAAATGTAATAATAGATTATATTGATTTTATGGAAAGGTATTATCAAATTACATATCCTATATTACGATATGATATGATACCACCAACTATAGTTGGTAATTCGCATTTAGCTTGGAAAATTCAAAATGGTAAATTAATACAAGAGTCTAATTTAAAATCTAAAACTATAACAAAAAATAAAACAGAAAAATCAAATATATTTATAGATTATTCTAGTGATTTACTTCAAGTATTAAATGAAGTTCAAAATTCTAAATTTGGAGACTCTTTTTATTATGATATTTTATACATGTTAGATTCTAATAATATGATTAAATTATATAATATAGGTAGTAAATTAGGTATAGATAATGAAATATTTAAAAAAGAATATAACAAGTTAAAAGATAAAATCAATTATGATAAAAATTATTTAAATCAAGTTAATTTAGGTTACACTAAACAATTAGAATTTATCAAGCGTAAAAACATAGCTTATAAAAAATTTCAAATTAAAGATCTGTCATTATTGAGCAAAAAACAAAATGAAATAGTAGAATTAGAACTTAAAAAGTTAGAAATTAACGATAAGTCTTTAAATAATAATAATAACGTATTATTATGGAATAATATGCGTAACAGTATGTTAGAACAGACTAGTTTAAATTTAAAAAATGCTATTCGTTCAGTGGAAAAAAATATTTCCAAAAAAGAATTAAATGAGTTTAATTTATTACCAGGTGGTGTTTGTCCTCATGTATATCACGCTGCTGTAATTACTTTAGAATCTTTTGGTAAAATTGATGTTAATAAACGTGATTATCTTATTAATAATTTTGCATTACCAGGTGATACATCTGGTTATTTTTGTAAAATATGTGGTGAACATATAGCAGATAGTGATAATAATTCTTTATTAAAATTTACAGGAGAGCGTAATTTATTTATAGAAGATGATCCTATTAAACAAATGATTTGGAAAGAAGCTATGTTTATTATCAGCACTAATGTGCGATTTACTTCATTAATTACAATTAAACCATTAGTAAATTCATTAGCAAATGGGTTACGAAACCAAATCTCAAATGAAGGATCTAAACTATACCGAATTAAAACTAATACTGGTGAAACTATTAAAGATACATTGAATTTATATGCTAGTATTTATATTTACGCTGCATTATGCGCATTAATGATGGCAAATCCCGGTAAACTTATTTTTGCTAGGGAGCCTTCTAAATCAAATTATAAAACTAGTAAAGTAGTAGAAGTAGATGATAAAGTAGTAGATAAAGTAGATGAAATAAAATATAATATAGTAGATGAAGTAGATGAAATTAAAGGTGGTAAATTAGTTAAAAAAAATGTAAATTTAAAAATTACAAAACGTAAATTTGGTAATTTACAATATAAGATAGGTGGTAAAGTCGTAACTGATAATAAAGCAGCTGAAAAAATATATCTTAACACTGCGTTGAAATTAATTTTAATTTCAAAAGAACCCATTATTTCTAAATTAAAAAACATGACTGTAGATTTAATAAAACAGATATTTATTAAATCAGCTTATACGTGGGCTATGAAATATGCTAAACCGATTCATGTTAGTGATAATGCGGACTTAGACAGTAAAGATAATAATATTACTTTAGATCCTTTTTATAAATATGTTTATTTAGCTAAAAGCTTATCAGGTGTTAAAACTAATTACGATAACGTTAATGTTTTATTAGGAAAATCAGAATCTACTATAGTGAAAGAAATGAAAGATAATATATCAGCTTATTCTAATGTAAAACCTACTAAATTTATAGGAGATAAAGATTCTAAATTAGACTTTAAATACGAATCTTATGTATCTATGTTAGAGTATTATAATAATTTGATATACACTAAAAGCTTTGTCCCTAAGCATTTACAAGTTATAGAATATCAAAATAAATTTTCTAAATTATTAGAAGTTGAAAATAAATTAATATACGAAAATAAAAAATTATTATTAAGGCCTTTAATAGATATACCTATAGAACAAGATTTAGTAGCTAAGTATAATAAATTTGATCAATATTTATTAGATTTAGCTCAACATTATTGTAAAGATGGTAATCAACATAAAACAGTATCTTATATCTATACAGACTCAAAATCTAATAATGTAGAAATAGATAAAGCCACTATTGTAAATTGGTTAGAAACTAACAATTTAGAAAAATTAAAAACTTTAGAAGATTGTAAAATTACTGATGAAAAATGTGGTAAATGTAATATATTAATACGTAGTGCTAAATCGCAATTAAAAGCAGATAAAACTTTTAATACTATGTTTAAATTAATAGATGATATTTCTGCTTTTTATCAATATTACGAAACACGTTGTCCTTTAGGTAATTTACATGAAATAGAAAATAATACTTGTATTAATTGTAAGTTTCAAACTAATTATGTTAATAAATTAGATAAATCATACTATGATAAATATAGTAATTTTTACCTTAAAATACAAAATGAAAAACTATCATTAGCTATTAAATCATTAAAATCTATTGATAATAATGTTAAATTAGAACCTTTACAATTAAATAACGATTATCAATTTACTTTACGTAAAGTAGCAGAATGGAGTCAAATATTAAATATTAAATATAATTTATTAGTAAATATCGGATTATTTGAAGGTTTAAAATATGAGTTAATAGAGTCTTCTGAAATTAATCCAAGTAAAACTGTAGAACCTAATATGACTAGGGCTATGCGTATTAAAACGCATATATTTAATGTAATACGTGAATATAATATAGTTGTAAATCATGAAAATTTAGTAGATTACCCTTTAGTATTAAAAGAAATGATTAATGAACAAAAAAAAATAGAATCTAAAAACTTTGCTAATTCTTTACCTAAATTTGAAGATTTTATTATATTAGACAATAAGTATAAACATACTATTAATGTAGTAAATTATAATAATTTCTTATTAGAATATTTAGCTAATATAATGGTTCAATTATATAACATATCTAATAAATATAATACTTTAGGTAAACTTTTATCTAAATATTTTACAAATCAAATTCTAATATCTGAAAAATTTATTTGCAAACCCGAACCATTCTTTTCTAAATTAATGTCTATTGATAATAGCAGTTCAGAATCTAGCGGAGTAGATGAATGGGGTAGTAATAATAGTAGCGATGCATCAAACAACAGCGATAATTTAACAGATTTAGATGATGATATTAAAGCAGAAACTTATGAAAATGATATAGATAATGAAGGATTTGATGTAGAAAATGCAGATGATATTTGGGAAAATGATTAATTTATTAATTTGTTAATTTACTACTTTAGCAATCTATTAATTTATTACTTTATTAACTTTATTAATTTAGCAATCTATTAACTTTATTAATTTAGCAATCTATTAACTTTATTAATTTAGCAATCTATTACTTTATTACTTTATTAACTTTATTAATTTAGCAATTTTTTAATATATTTATTAGATTCTAATTTTTCATCATCTTCTTTAGGCATACTTTCGTTTAATAAATATAAAAATTCATTACATAATTTAAAATCAGGATATTTGTTAGCTATTAAATACTTAAACGGATTGTTATCATCTCGTATATAACAAAGTTTTTGATAATTATTAACAGTTGTTTTATTTATACTATTATCATATGATCCAAAAATCCTATTAGAATAATTAGTTGCTATTTTTTTCTCATTAGATGAAAATCCATTAGCACTACGATTAATATAAGTAATAAAAGTTTGATTAGTTGTAAATATAGTCACTCGTGAATTTTTACGTAATTCTGGTTTAAGATATTTATCATCATGTGCTGCTATGATTAATGTTAAATAATGATGCCTATTAGTATAAAACATTTTTTCAAAAACATTTTCACCTCCAGCACCACCTTTACTATAATATTTCATCCAAGTTTCAAACTTTTCAGTAGAATCATCAATAATTAAACATAACCTAGGATTTAGATTTAAATATTCATAAGTGATTAATTCATTATCGGTTAATTGATTTTTCATTTTTTTAAGCTCATCATAATGTTTAATGATACCCTCTTTATAAATAGAATGTAACTTCTTTTCATAAATTTCATTTATTTTAGTTTCTTTTGTTTTTTTAGCTGCAAAGTCTAATTCAGAATCTTGTCCAATTTTTCTTTTAATGGATTCAGTAGAAGAATTAATAACTTGAATTTTAAGTAATAATTCTTTATCATGTATTCGATTAAATAATGATTGTAAATTTTCTTTTTTATTTGCTATTTTATATAAATGGGTCATCTGACACTGCCTTTCCCATATAGCTTCTAACTTAGTTTTTGATAAATCAGGCATAATACAACGACTAGGCATTTTTTCCCTATAAGCCGTATCAGATGTTTTAGGAACTATTACAACAAAATTAGGAACATAATCTTTTAATAAAAATAAAATTTCTTCTATAACAGTTGTTTTACCAGAATTAGTTGCTCCAAAAATCAATGTAGTTTTATCTATATGATTGTTTACATCTTTAGGAAACCATTCTATAGATTTTCCATCTTGTGTATAAATTGTTTTATTATCTTTACTCATTTATATTTTTTTAGGTATTTAATATAAATAATTAAAGATTTAACTAATAAAAAAAAGTTATAATATATTAAATTAGATCATTTAATTATTAATACTACTAATTAACTCTATTAAATTAGCGTTTATTTCTTCTAAATTAGTAGATTTTTTTTCTTTATTTTCAAATTCTACTTTACGTAATACTAATTGTTTTTTTTGTAAATTGTTTAAATTGTTTAAATTGTTTAAATTGTTTAAATTATCTAAATTGTTTAAATTATCTAAATTGTTTAAATTATCTAAATTGTTTAAATTATATTTACCATCTTTGCAATCTATTAAAAATTTATTCGCTGCTTTAATAAAATTATTAGGATTTGTATTATTATTATCAATTAAAACATAACAACAATATAACATAGTGCAATTAAAAAGTTTAACAAAATTAGCCATATCAAAATTTGGTATTTCACAATTATTAGTTTCCCAATAAAATCTTAAAAAGATTTTAAATTTATTTAAAATATTACCTTTATCACAATAAACTGATTTAATCTCAATTTTAGACTTATCAGAGTTTTCAGGATATTTAACCATACTAGCAGGATATTTTAACCAACTATCTGGAAGCTTAAGAAATAATTTAAAAACCGATTCTAATAGTTTAGTGCAATACATAACTGTTTTTACCCATAAAAATGATAATAACAAAACTAATTTCATAGGGGTAAAAGTTTTTACATTTTCATTATAAAAAGTAAGAAACTTCTGATAATTAAATTTAATTTTCATAATTAGTATTTTAGTATTTTAGTATTTTAGTATTTTAGTATTCTAATTTTACTTTAATAACTTTATACTAATTTATACTAATTTATACTTATTTATACCTATTTATTTTACTCAATGGTTTACGTGTTTTTAATAAATCTCTGATATCAGCACCTCCTAATATATCATCTTTATCATCTTTATTATTTGAATTATTTGAATTATTATCATCTTTATTATTTAAGTTATTTAAGTTATTTAAGTTATTTAAGTTATTTAAGTTATTTTGAGTTTGATATTTAAACTCATCTAAATTACCTCCATTAACTGGAACTTTATTATAAGCTCCATAATGTTGTTCATTCATAAGTTCATTTAACATTCCTCCTGTTGTTTCTTCTTCTTCTTTTTCATTAATTATATGTTTTACAACACTGTCATGTAAAAATATAACAACTGTTGAAAACAAAAACATATAAACAAACATTTTAAAAACTATTGAAATCGGTGTTCCTAATTTAGCAGGATACATAAACATTATTATTAATACCATTATAATTGATATCAATATTGCAGTAAATATACTACTACCTAAGAGATTATTTAATAATGGGCTTTTAAAAGCCCAATTAGAAATATTTTTTATAACACTGTTAATATCAATTGGCATTTTATATTATTATATATTTATTCAGTTATTTTACTTATCAATTTAAATATTTTTCATCATTTATTCAGTTATTTTACTTATCAATTTAAATATTTTTCATTATTTATTCAGTTATTTTACTTATCAATTTAAATATTTTTCATCATTTATTCAGTTATTTTACTTATCAATTTAAATATTTTTCATCATTTATTCAGTTATTTTACTTATCAATTTAAATATTTTTCATCATTTATTCAGTTATTTTACTTATCAATTTAAATATTTTTCATCATTTTTCAGTTATAGAATCTAACCAATTTAAATATTTTTCATCATTTTTCATCACATATTTAGGAACTATAGGATTTAATTTTAAAAATCGTTTTTTCTTATCTGAAGTTTTTTTCTTATTAACTATAATATTATTTTCAACAGTGGTAACATTTTCAACAGTAGTATCATTTTCAACAGTGGTAACATTTTCAACAGTGGTAACACCAAATGAATCCAAAATATTTTTAGCAGCTTTGGGTCCAATTCGTGATTTTTCTGTTTTTTTTAAATTAGCTATTTGATTGTTAGTAACTTTACCTAAAATAATATCACCTAAATTATAATTTAATAAAATAATTTCAGCAGTTTGCTTATTAATTAAAGGCACACATGATAACATTTTAATTTTAATTTTTTTATTAACTTCCGAAATAGAATCTATGATAGTTTTAACTTTATTAATTTTATTAGCTTTATCCATTCCTATGAATGTTCCACTAATATATTTAATTGTAGCAATGTAATTTAAATCATAAATTTGTTTATATAAATTATGCACTGTAACACCTGCTTCAGCTAATACAGTGCAAATAATACTTCCTACACCTGGAATACACCTTAATAATTGATCATTAATACCCAAATTATCTATTTGTTTTTTTTGTAATTGATCTATATTAGTAGTATCATTAGTAGTATTAGTAGTATTAGTAGTATCATTTATATCATTACCACCATTAATATTACTAGTTACTAAATTGTTAATATTATTTATTACATCACGTAATGTTAAATAGTTTTGAGCTAGTTCAAACAACCTTTTAGCAGTATATTCTGGATTTTTAGAATAATAAATATGAATATTATCGCGAAATGATAAATGATCTAAATGACTGCGTAAATTTTTAATAGGAAAAAACCCATACATTTTATTAAATGGTGGTGTAGCATCACCTTCAATTAAATAAGCAATTTGACAATTTGTTTTTTCACGTAAAGCTATTAATTTAGCTACATTAGCTTTACGTCCATCTCGTAAACTTGCTGCTAAATCTTCCCATGTTTTACGTTCAATGATAAGTAAAATATGTCCTTTATAAGTAATAGCGTAATCCCCTACTTCACACCTTTGAATTTTATAATTAATAGTAGATAAATGAGAACATTCTTCTAAACTGCTAAAAACCATCCGTTCGCGATCATCAACAATAATTTCCATTATTGAAATTAAATTATAAGATGTTAAATTATTATAATAAAAAAAATAAGTTTAGTTAAATTATTCTAATTTAATTTTAATAATGGAAATTAATTTACCATAAGTGTAATAATGTTTAATTATTTCAGTGTTATTTTCATTATATGAAATTATAGCAGGTCCATCCAATATATTTTTATGTAATAAACCAGATTTATAATAACATATACTACTAATATTACCGTTTTTATAAAACAATGTATTATATGATTTTGTATTTTTATTTGTTTCATAACAGTGTTCTAAATAAAATTTAGATTTAATATTATTTGTATTTTTAAAATACATGGTTTAATTTATTTAAATGTAATTAAAATATAGTTTAATTATAAATTTATAATTCATTTTTTAATACAGTAGTTTAATTTATTTAAAATGTAGTTTAATTACATTTATTTCTGTTAAATTATTTTCTAGTTTTTTTTCAACTATTTTAATATTATATTTTTTCCATACTGATATAGCTTCTAAACGCCATGGTTCTTTTGTTAAATCATATTCTCCTACAAATAAAACCTGCGTATTTCCATCTAGAAAATTATTAAACTTATCTTCTATTTCTTTTTGAAATTTCCAAATTGCTACTTTAATAACAGTATTATTCTTTTCAGAATTTATACGTTTAGCCCATTCATTAGTATTTGACATTTTTTATTATATTAGTTTTTTTAGTTTATTATATTAGTTTTTTAGTTTATTATAATATTATATTAGTTTATTATATTATTAAACTAAAAAAAGAGTAAAAGATATTTATTACTTTAACTACTTTAACTACTCTAACTATTTTATTACTCTAACTACTCTAATTTAATGAGTTTTAATTGTTGTATTTCCTTCCATCCAACCAGCTTTACATATTTCTACTTCAGTTTTAAACATAGCTTTATACCAATCTTTTGTGATAGTATCGTATTTTACAAGTTTATATAATTCTACTTTTAACTCTTGTATTTGTTTTAAATTAGTGCATTTTTTAACGTCTTCAATTATATTCATAATACGTTTTGATTTATCAAAACTATGGACTTTATTAGTATTTTTGCAAAAACAAGATCCCATTTTACATCACAAATATTTGTTTTTAATTTAACTAAATTAAAAATCAATTTTTTAATAGTAATATAGTTTTATATAAAGTAAATTAGTATAGTAATAAAGTAATAAATTAGTATAGTAATAAAGTAATAAAGTAATAAAGTAATAAAGTAATAAAGTAATAAAGTAATAAAAATGTTTACAGGAGGAGCTTATAGTTCTACATTGATACCGGTTAATGAAAATGCTGTAGAAAATTGGAGTTCTGAAAGTTCAAATTTACGAGATAAATACAATGCTGAATTAGATACTTTATTAGAATTATATGAAATAGTTGCTAATTTTATAAAAAGGAATGAACGTATATTAGTAGGTGGTATGGCTATAGATTATTCTTTACGATTAAAAGGTAAGGAATTATATAATGTTGAAAAAATAGATTATGATTTTATTTCACCGGAATATCACAAAGATGCATATGAATTAGGGAATGAAATAGCTAAAAAATATGATCATGTTAGTGTTATATGTGCTAAACATATTAGCACTATGAGGGTTAGGTATAAATTTATGGCAGTAGCTGATATAACATACGCACCTATTACTGTATATGAGAAAATTAAAACATTAAATTATCAAGGATTTAAAATTATCCATCCTTGGTTTCAACAAGTAGATCAATTACGTGCTATGCGTAATATGTTAGAAGGAACTCCTAAAGAAATAGTATTAAGTGATCGTATTGAAAAAGATACTAAACGATTTTGCATGTTAGAAGAATCCTATCCATTAGAATTTGATTCTAAATTATTAAATAAAGAAAAAAATGTAAAACTAAAAACACATAAAGTAAAACTCACTACTGAAAAAGTTTTATCAGGATTTGCTGCAGCAATATATTGGATGAAAAAGTTAAATATTAAAGTTAATTATGAATTTAATGTAGTTAATGATGAAGCAACTATAACATTACCAGAAAATCAACGTATATCTTGGTTAGTAGACAACTATCCTAACTTTGATTTATCTAATAACTCAAATAAAATATTAGAATATAATCCTTTATTAGACAAACTTTATCCTATGAAATTATATAATTCAGAAGAATATTATAATATTTACGGTGATAAACAAATTGTAGAATGTGTAAACGGTAATTATATAGATGGAATATATTCTACTATGGTTTGGCTTTCTACTAGTTGGTTATTTAATAATAATGAATTAGCTAGTTATTTATATTACAAATTACAAACTAAATTTGTAAAAGACCCTACTTTATTTGTTCCAGATTTTAAACATTTATTTGGTAAAGAAGTAATTACTACAGTATTGTTATTAACTAAAGAAAAACGAGAAGATCCTGAAAATGCTAAACTATTACTTCCTAAAAATGCCTATCCATTAAAAGGTCAAAATGTAACATATGATTTTGACTTAAATAAATCTAAATTACTTAAATTAGACGGTAAGTTAGTTAATTAAAAAAATAAAGTAAGTTTAAGTTATTTTAGTTTAATTTACTAACTTTAATTTACTAACTTTAATTTACTAACTTTAATTTACTAACTTTAATTTACTAACTTTAATTTACTAACTTTAATTTACTTTATTAAATTAAACTCACTGCAAATAAATCTAAATTATTTACAAATACATTTAAAAACCTAGGATGACATACATAATTATAGTAAATAGTATAAACTTTAGAAATTTCATAATTTGATAAATCAAAACTTAGTTGTTTTTTAAATTCGGTAATAAATTTATTAGCTAGCATATCATATTTTTTATTGATAGAATTATCTAAATTAATTGACTTAGATGGTGAAACAGTATTGTTTACCATTATGGCAATTAACTCTTTGAACAAAATAGTATATCTATTATACACAGAACTATATTGAGGGAATAGTTTAGTAAACATACTCCTAGTTTCAATGTTTAAATAAGCATTTAATAAAATAGTTTGATCTTTTTCCCATTTGTTTTTATGACAAGCTTCAATAATATAATTAGAATACCAAAATTTACGAATAGATTTAAGTAAAGAGCTTTCAATTAATAAATCACTATAATTATTAGTAATATTGCTATCTACAGACCTGAGAATAAATCCATAACAAATTTCTCCAGTTTTATTATAATTATTTAACGCATTCATAGAAATTTTATATAATTCAGTAAAATTATTAACAACTTTTGTATAAAATTCTTGATTAGGAATATCTTCAAATGGTGATTTATCACTAGCCCATAAATATTGTTCAGATTTTTCATCTGTAACTACTGATTGAATAAACCATAATGATTTAATTTGATTTTCTGACTTTCCTAAAAATTTATGAAAGTTAGGATGTTTAAATCCCATAGAATAACAACGATTAATATCTAACATACTAGTAAAGGATTCCCATGTTAAACTATACATATTTAAACATTCTGTAATAATTTCTTGATATGTTTTATTACCCCATTTAACATGATTCATATCAAACCCTTTATTAGTAGAAATAAACCATCTTTCAGCAAAATAATATAAATTAAAACATGTTCCATCATTTACTTTGTAAATATGATAATATCCTTGATGTAAATAATTATTGCAAATATCGGTATTAATATTAGATATTAAAGTCCTAGGTGGAACTACTAATGGTTTATATCCATTACGAGATAGAATTAATCCATTACATTCGCGAACATATTCATTAGTATGATATGGTTTATTACGTTGAACTGGATAATAAATAATTACATTATCATCATAATTACATTTAACATTTAATTGATGGAGTAAATTACGACCTTCTTCAAATGCTACTGTTTTCATTAAATGACCAGTAACAGTAGTTTTTTGCGCTACTGGTTGAATTTGTTGCACTTCTGACATTTATTATTAAAGTAAAATTGTAAAAATTGTAAAAGTTATGAAAGTTATCAAAGTAAAGTTATCAAAGTAAAGTTATCAAAGTTATGAAAGTAAAGTTATGAAAGTAAAGTTGTAAAGTTGTATTATTGAATTAATTATATTAAATTTGGAAGTAATAGATTTAGAAGTTTAAAAGTTTCATAATATAAATTATAAAATATCTTTATAATAGATAAATATAGTAAAATAATAAAATACTAAAATAATAAAATACTAAAATATTAAAATGGCTCGTAATACTAAATTAGGTTTAATAGGTGTAATGCCTCAGAGTGAATATCTTCGTAAAATTGAACAAACTAATTATCAAGAAGACTATGATGAATATGAAATATATGCTCGTAATTTATTAGCAGATTTTAGGCCTGATGATACATTTTTAGAATCTGATCAATCTCGCAATCCATCTGATCGTAATAGTGGAGTAGGTTCAAAAGAACGATTAACTATGCGATATGAAGGATCACGATCTGGAATTAGTCCAGATTTACCAGATGGAACCTTTTTAGATCATGAATTTATGGAAAAAGATCCACGTGGAACTAGTAATATACCTGATTTTAATAAAGAACGTAAACAACGTGAAGCACGTGGTAGGTTTATTAAATTTAGTAATGATGATGATAAATCTATACCTGAATCTAGTATTCATCCTGCTAAAATGGTATCATTAATCCGTAATACTCAACAACAATTTAAAGATCGTTATGCTAATTTTGATGAATCTTTTGATAATTTCCATAATGGATCAGCTAGGCAACGTGGTGAAGTTAGTAGTGTAGTTTTAACTGAACACGATGGAACTATTATAGATTTATCGAAAGCTAACTATAAACATCGGGTTGATCCTGTTAATTTATTATCTAATCGCGTTCCTGGTATTCCTCGTTTAACAGAACCAGACCATCGTGTTAAAATTAGTAAATATGGTAATGTGCGTCCTATAATGGATATCGGATCTAATAACTGGAGTGAAAATCGTAATAATAGTAATTTAGATCATAAACCTACTACTAATATTAGCGGCGAATTAATTAATAAAACTGTAGCAGCAATGATTCTAAATGTAGAAGCACAACAAAAAAATAAAAAAGAAAGCGCATTAGGAACTAAATTTGAAGATTCTAATGTAATGAAAAATAAACAAACTAAAAAATCTATAAATCCAGATGATATAACTAAAGTTATATTAGTAGGGTTAAATTCTCAATCACAAACAAAATGCGCTAATACAGAATTTTTTAGTAATGATGTAAATAATCGTGAATTAAATTATAAATCTAATGTAAGGAACAGTATGAATAATGTTAAAATTAATCATCATATGGCTTCTAGTATAGTGCAAGCAACTAAAACTAAAAATAATAAAAAAGAAAATGATTTACGTGAATCAATTATTAAATCTAGTATAGATCATTATAATGATGTAGAAGGAATAAACCGAAAAAATAATAATACAGTAGATAATACTTTAAATAATAGTAGTTTAAATACTCATTATATTGAAGATTCTAAAAATGTAAAAATTTATAGTAATATCAAACCTACTACTAAATTATCAAATATAGAAAATATTAATTTTGAGCAATATAAAACCACATCTTATAATAATACTAATAAGCAACGTAATAATTTAGCAAAAAACACCAGTGTATCAGATTTTGAGAACGATGTAACTATGGAAGAATTTAGTTTACCCGGAAGGAAAAAACAAGAAGAAGCTAATTACCATCGCCAACAATTAGAATTTGGAGATATGATACAAGAAGACTCTAATGGAAAAGTAGATATTAAAGATATGATGTTAGAAATTCTTAAAGATTTAAAAGATTAAACTAATAAGTTAATAAAATAATATTAATAAATAGCAATATTAATATAATAGTTAAGTTAATAAAATAATTAATTTGTGTAGTGTTAATACACAATATTATAGTTAACATTATTAAATTGAATAAATAGTAATATTTTTTTAAAAGTAAAATAATGAAAATTAAATAAGTAATTACATTTATTAATATAAATAACAAGATTTCTGCATTTAATAAAATTAAATGTATTGAATTATCAATTATATTTAATTTATTGATCAAAATCAAAATACAAGCTAAAATACCTCGAATTATAATTGATAACTCAAAATCCACATTTGACAGTTTATTAAAATTTACATTAATGATTATCATCAAATTACTAAATGTATTTAGTAAAAATAAATAAAATATTATAACATTTGAACTATGATTGAAAAATAAAAACGTTAATAGTTCTAATGTTCCCATTAGTATAGATATAAAATATAATTGAATTAGAAAGATATAATTTACTAATTCATAAGTAGTGCTTAACATGTAATAATTGTGCTAACTATTCTAAGTGTGCTAAATGTGCTAAGTAACTGTAATAACTGTGCTAATTATTCTTAGTGTAAAAAATAAAATTCATTTTTTAATTAGTCTTTCTTATACTTAGCATACTTAGCATACTTAGAATAGTTATTACACTTAACAAATGAATTTAACAATACATTTAGAAAAATTACGTTTATCAATATGCAATTAACAATTGTCAAATTAATTAGAATAGGTTTATGATTCTTATAACAAGCATAATCATCAAAATTTAACATATCATAAAGAGATTTAAAAATAATATAAGTAAAATACATCAAATGAATAATGTAATGTTTACTTTGCTTATTATCAATATTAAGATATGAATCAATACAAACTAGTAAATGACACAATGCTGTTAGAGTTGAATTAATATAAATTATTGGTGAACATTGTTGATTCACTTCATAACTATAATAAATAACAAGCAATTGACTAATAGAGTAAATTGCACTACTGTAAAACATTAGTTTGTTATTGATTTTCATTTTTAGTTTTTACTATTTGGTAAATTAAACAGATTTAAACAGATTTAACAAATTAAACTGGATTAAACTGGATTAAACTGGATTTAACAGATTAAACTGGATTTAACAGATTAAATTAGTTGGATTTTAAATTAAACATGAAAAAATTCATTTTTTTAAACTTGATGGAAATAATCAGCGTATTCTTCTGTTTCAGTTGGTAAATATAACATTTCATTTATTAATGTATTTTTATTTTTTGTCATATTAGGTAATAATTCTTCCCAAGTAGAATATGATATTAATTCTACAGGTTGCCTATAGAATTTGGCAACTTGTTGATTTTTAGAAAATGCTATATATATTTTCATATAACCTAATCTTTTAGTTTTCTCACATTTTAAATGATATTTTTCACCAATTTTAAATTTATTTTTCCTAAAATTAGTAAATGCTACTTGTAACTTATCATTGTTTTCTATTATAAACTCTTTGTTTAATAATTTATTTTGATACATAGTAGCTACTTGATAAAGACTTCTACCTTCAGCATAAAACCATTCTAATGGAATAGAATTAATTATTTCTGATTTAATATAGTAATACATTGATAAATATAATATCACTTTATTATATTATTATTTTATTATCACTTTATACGGCGAGCACCTCCATCAGTTGCTATTTTAGTAAATTCAGGAATACTATCACATATTTCAAACCATATTTTATCATTTTCTATAAGAGTATCACGAGATTGTAAATGTATACAACTTAATATATTTTGACGTCTAATTAAATCTTTATTCTTTTTTAAAATTTGCTCTATTATTTTATAAATAAAGAAAGGATGATATGGACAATTATTTTTTTTAGAATCACCTTTTAACTGATTAAACTTTTGTGTTGAAATTCCAAAATACCTATAAGTTAAACGTATTTCATGTTCAGTTAATTGACTAGGTTCTAATCCAGTAATCATTTTACGAATTAATACTACATGATTGTTATATTTAGTATTTTTCGTTTGTTTTAAATAATTACGAACTACTTCACATGTAACGTTATGAATCCATAATTGATCTCTTTTAATACAACGTTTAACATCATTAATAACTGATTCAGGTATATCAGTTGTTTCCTTGCCTTGAATACGATCTAACCAAAATTTAGCATGTTTAATAGGATCATATTTTCCATGTTTAGTTCGTTGACCCTCTTGATAAAAGAATTGATCATCTTCAAATACAACACCATACATTTTTTCAATGTGTCCACAATTTTTACATGTAAATTCTGCAGTTTTTTCTTCTATTTCGTATATTATTTTACATTTTGTGCAAACATCAGAACTATCTGATTCAAAATTTTCATCTATAACAATAGATTCAAATTCTTTATTAAGTTTTAAAAAATTGCTATCAATTATATTATATATTTTTTTATATTTTATAATTAGATTATACAACCTTTTCATACTACCTACTAAATTAATAGCCTTAATTGATTTAACATATTGATTATGTTTTATTTTTTTCAAATTATTTAATGAATGATTTTCATAATATTCTTTAAGAATATCTATAGTGGACATATAATAATTTGTTTTTACATTATTAAATTCTTCAATTATTTCCATTATATTTTCATTCGGTATAATATTTATTAATATACTTATAAATTGATCTATTATATCAATTTGTCTATCTATATTAGCACTAATATTTTCTACAGTGCTGGTCATTTTATTTCAAACTAATAAAGTAATAAAGTATTAAAGTAATAATTTAATATTATTTTTAAATACTATTAGTTTATTACATTTTTACATTTTTATTTTACATTTTTATTTTACATTTTTATTTTATAGTTTATTACATTTTTACATTTTTAAATACTATTAGTTTATTACATTTTTACATTTTATTTTATATTTTTATTTTATAGTTTTTACATTTTTACATTTTTAAATAATCTTAGTTTATTACATTTTTACATTTTATTTTATATTTTTACATTTTTATTTTATAGTTTTTAGTTTTTAATTTAAAGTAGCTTGGTATTTATTAATATATTAATAAATTCTATTTTTAAAAACTATAAAATATAATTAGAGTAATTTAAAGTAATAAAGTAATAAAGTAATAAAAAATGTCTAACCTTAATGCTAATCCAACTCAAGAAGTTAAAAAATCTAATGGAACTAGTCTTATTGAACAATATATGCGTAATTTAGATGATGAAGATCTTACTAAACTATCACCTGAGAAAATTCTAGAAATGCGTAAACGTCTTAATCCGTATGGTCGAACCATTTCAGGTGCTGATAATTTTCTTAACTTCTCAATTACTCAAATTCAGCATGAATACTATAAGAAACTTATTATCACTAGTTTTATCGCATTCTTAAACCGTATGTGTGATGAGTGGAAAGTTCCTAATGGAGTACCTGTAGTTAGTGTTTATGAATATTTAGACGATAATACTAAGTTAGATACTCCCCCTATTGTAAATGAAAAAGGTAATACATCTCTAGCTTACGATTATGAGTTTAATCGTCAATGGATGCAAAAACGTATGATTGTAAAAGAGTTTCTTGAAGAAATGTTTCAATTTAATCCTGATGAACACGTTCGTAGTGCTTATCGTCCTAATTATAAAGATGATACTCGTACAGTATTAGATACTATGGCTGCTCGTATTGCAATTGATACTGCTGTAGTTAAAGATAAGAAACTTCAAAACGATAGGTCAGAATATAATGAGTCTAAGGGTATTATTACTAAAAAAATTAAACAAACTATTAAAGGACGCGATGGTAGTATTAAGGTTTTATATAAAGAAGTCCCTATTGAAGTATCTAAACCTACTCCAGTAGTTAATAATGTTGAAAAACTAAATGAAAATAAACCAGTAGATAATACTGCATTTAATACAGTAACTAATATGATTCCTCCTGCTGATATGTTTGGTAAATTTAAAACATATATGACTGAGAATTATGAAGAACTACGTAATGCAGTTTTAGCTCTTTATTGTGAAAAACCAGAATTTGAGCTAGCTATTAACCCATATTCATGGCATAAATCTCGCGATGAAGCTGAATCATTTAAAAAGCAACACGCTGAAGAAGTTATTACTGAAGTATTTACTGCTGAATCTGGTAAATGGAATTTCTTTGATAATTTCAAGGCTCAACGTGAATCTGTTAACTTTTACAATAAGAATACTGTTATTATTGAAGAAATGATTAAGCAAATTGAACGAGATGAACGTCTTGGTCAAGATCTTATGCAAAAACGTATTGAAAAAGAAAAGAAGAAAAACATTATTGAAGCCGGTCCTGATGCGGAGAATTTCGAACGTTGGCGTAAAGAGAATCCTGGTATTAGCAAGATGGGTGCTCAACATATTGGAGATATGGCTGATCCTGATATGCCTGAAAACAGTGTTCAAGTTGATGTATGGCGTGTTGCTAAAGGCGGTATTGAACTCACTAAAGAGAAATTCTTTAGTTCAGCTGAGGCGCCTAAGTTTGTTCAAGAAACTCAAGATTCTGTATTAAGTAATAAACAACAGTGATAAAAAAGTTTAGATTATTAAAGTAAAAAAGTAAAAAATTTAGATTATTAAAGTTAGATTATTAAAGTAAAAAAGTAAAAAATTTAGATTATTAAAGTTAGATTATTAAAGTTTAAATTTAAAAAGTTTAGATTTAAAAAGTTTAGATTATTAAAGTTTAAATTTAATTTTGTTCATATAATTTTTTAATTAAAATTAACATTTTAGCCATATCAGATTCTATTTTTCGGTTTTTATTTTCTAATTCTGTAATTTTAGCTATAACTAAAGGACTAGTATTATCAAATAATATTTTTTCACCTAATTTATTAATATAATTATCAATATCACTAGTTTGGTTTTGATTTTGGTTTTGATTATTAGTTTGATTTTGGTTTTGATTATTAGTTTGATTATTAGTTTGGTTTTGGTTTTGATTATTAGTTTGGTTACCACCTTGTTTTGTTTTATTAGTAGAATTTGATTCTTTTTTTGAAGTATTAACTTTATAAACTTTAGATATATCTGCAAATTTAACAGACCAATTAGAATATTTAAATTTATTACCGTTATACTTTATTAATTTTTTAAAATGGACTAAATCATTATCAAAATGAGTAAATTCGCAAACAGTTTTAAGATTATTATCTGAACCAATATACCTTACTTTACTTCCAGAAGGTAATTTAATTAAATCTAGTTTATTAATTTCTGTCAGATCTGTATTATTATTTTTATTTTGTGATTTAAAATTTAAATCTGTAGTATTATTTTCTATAATTTCATTATCTTCAGGTAAACTATCAATAATACTATCTAAATTATATTTATTTTCTTTACTCATTTTTTAAAAATATATAAGTTAATATACTAATTATTATTAAGATATACTTTAATAACTTATATATTTTTAATTTATATAAGTTTTAAAAATGAGCGATTTAATTTTTAAAAAAACCAATAATTTTAAATCAAAAAGTAATATAATAAATGATTTAGATGATTTAGATGATTCAGATGATTTAAAAATATTAAAAAAAATAGAAGAATTAAATAAAATAGAAGAATTAAATAAAAAGAAAATACCTAAAAAACCAGTTATGAATTCCAATACAGAAGAAATTAAAAAGATAATGAGTTTAAAAATTACAATGCAAAATTTTAAAATAGAAAATCATTATAAATATATAAATGAAGAATTTGAAAAACTAGTTCCTGATGTTACTTTAGCACCTTGTAATTATTTAGAAGGTGGTATTAAACGAATTCTTCGTAATATTAGTTTAAAATATGCTATAAGGCCTGATTTAGAACATATTAATGTTATTGTATTTAAATTAACTGATTCTACATTAAACAAGGAAACAAATTATGGTATAGTTTTATGCACTCATATTAATGATTTAAATACAAATATTCTTAAAGAAAATGTTGTAGACATTATAGATAAAATACTTATAATAGGTATATTAACATCTAGTAGTTATATATCATGTGATGGAGAATACCGTAATAATTATATTAATTATAGTAATATTATATCATTAAAAACAAAATATTCGGATTTGTGGATTGATTTAGAAAATTATTTACTTAATATTCTTGGTCAAAAACAATGGTATAAAACAACTAACATATTTCCTTGTGATAAAAATAAGATCAATAATTTTGATATAGAAAATATATTTACAAATGAAGTGATTTCAAATAATATTTTAATTATAACTTGGTTTACAGCTATTTATAATGAAGTGTTTTCTATTACGCCTTTACATATAAATGAATCGTTTAAAGAAATATTGTTTAAAAATATAAAACAACATACTGAATTTTTTAACAATTTAATTAAAAAATATAATATTTCCAAATTAGAAAGTTTTTATAATTTAGCTAATAACATTCATCATAAAAAAATTTTTACAAATAAAATAGAAATTTTAAGTATAGGTTGTAAAATGATTCCTTTAAATATTAAAGAATTACAAGATCCATTAAAATTAAAATATAAACCTTGGCGTGAATTTTTAATTTCTAATAAATGTAATGATTTAGTTATAAATAATATTTCTCCAGGTTTTCCTATAATATTAGATTGGTTTTTAATTAAAAATTCTAAAAAGAATTTATTCGATAATAAATCACAGTTTAAACGAATGAAAAACAGCGAGTTAGGTAAAGATATATTAGATAATTTATATGAAGCTAAACGCAGTACTTATTTTGGTATAGAAAATTTTAATAATATATCACGTGAAAAAAATTGGATTAACAGTAAATTTAAAAAACTTTCTGAAAAAATAGATGATCCTATAAATTACTCTATAGAAGAAATTATTATGTCTAATATTACATTAGCATTTTGTTCTGAATACGTTGGTAAAACATTAGCTGATACAATGCATCTAATTATAAATAATAAAGAATATAATGAAAAAATTGGAGATCCTTTAAATAATATAGATATATTTTCTAAATATACTTTTGAAACATGTTATAATTTATTAACATGTAATAAAAAATTAGGTATCATTCATGGAGATTTTCATTTAAATAATTCTACTATAGGTCAATTATACACTAATAAAGAACAATCCGCTAAAGTAATTTATTTCATTGATAATAAAAAATATGTATTTCCAAATAATGGGTATTTTTCATGTATTATTGATTTTAGTAGGGCTATTATTAATCCAGAGGATTATAAAAACTTTAATGATGTGAATTTAAATAATTCTTTTAAATTAGTTGATAATTATAACAATTTTTTCATTAATGAACGTAATAATTTATTAAATTTATATTTAAACATTTTCCCTAATAAAATCAGTATCAAAGAAGAATTGCAATTAGTGTTTAAAAATAACTATCAAGCTGTATTTAAATTATTAACTTGTATAGATTTATATATGTATACTATACGTATGAATATACTGTTAAATAACAAAAAATACAAACCTAAAAATGAATGTTTCACTTTACTAAATGAAATTAATAAATTATCAGAAGAATATATTACTATTAAAATTAATAAAATCTTAGAAGATGAATCATATGCTAAAGTAGTAGAAAATGAAGATTGGCCTATTCAAACTATTATATCAAAATGTTTTGTAAAATATCAAGATGGAAAATGTTATAAAAATATAGGAATTATAACAGATTGTTATAATTTAGAAAACGAATTTAAATATTCAGTTAGTAAATATGAATCATTCCCTCCTAGTATGAAATTTTATAATTATTATGATAATAATGAATTAAAAACTATAGATGATATTAATAAAGCTCGTAAAGAAACACGAGAAGAATATGAAAAAAATAGGTTACGTATTTTTGAACAACTTAGGTTTTTATCTAATAAAAATAAAAGTAATTAATCTAACTTTAATAATCTAACTTTAATAATCTAACTTTGTCACTTTATTACTTTAAAGCTTTGATTAAAACAGATTCTACACTAGAGCTAGTCATCTTAGAATTAATAGCTTCTTTTACATCTATACTACAAAGGGAACCATTTGATATATTAATATATCCAAAAACGGAAGGTAAACTTTCACCTACTTTAGAATATTTTGCTTTAACAAAATCTTTAACTGTAGTTGAAAGTTTTTTACGAATTGTATCCCAAAGCTGTTCTTTAATAGGTAACATTATTGTTTTTTCATCCGAAAGTAAAATTAATCCAGGGATTTTAGTTTTAATATAATCTGTTACTAAAGCGCGATGCCAACCATTTACTTCAATAGTTGAATATTCTGAATTATTAATTTCTTCATGTTTAGTAGGTTTACTTTTATCTCCTATTACTTCATTAGGGTTTAATTTTTTGATTACTACATTGATTACATCTTGTAAAATTGGTTTATCAATGTTTAATTTCCCTACTATCATGCAGTGTAAATTATTTTTAATAGATTTAGTAATTTGATCTGCAACATAATTAAAATCTTCTCGTGTGGATTTACTATTTATAGATTGTATTGATTTAGCATAGTTAGATGCTAGTTTATTAGGGTTTAATGCGGAGAAAGCTATTCCTAAAGATTTCCTTACAGATGAAACATTTCCTAAAACATTCCAATTAATACCAAATGTATTATTATAATAAACTAATTTTACATCACTGACTTTACTTTTTAATAAATCACTAGGATTACCTGATAAAGCATTTGAAACAGATTGATATAAATTATAACATAATACTGATTCTTCAGATCCTACTGGAAAATAATTTGAATTATCTCCTACTATACAACCGTTTAATTTATTTAAAGTGTAAACGCTACATTTAACTGGAAAAGATATTCCAATTGCTACATTTGTAAGCTTACGATTAGGTTCTACCGAAATAGTTAATCCTTTTTCTTTAATTTCTAACATTTTTTAAGTTTATATTATTTTTACAGTATATTATTATAAATGAAAATTGAATTTTAATTTTTTAAATATTAATCTAAAATAAACTTCTAACTTTTAACTTTTAACTTTTAACTTTTAACTTTTAACTTTTAACTTTTAACTTTTAACAAATTTAAATAAATGAGTTCTACTCTTAAAAAGGTAAGTAAGGTTACTAAAGTAGATACTAATGAGTCTAACGAACCTAAAGTAGAAATTAAAGAGCCTAAAGAGCCTAAAGAGCCTAAATCAGATAAAAATAATGAATTAACTAAAAAAGAAGCTGAAGCTAAAAAGCTTATGGAAGAAGAACGTCTTAAAAAGGTTTATACTGAAGTTAATAAAAATTTAGTTTTAGTATTCCCTCCTTTAATTACTAATAATTTTCAAGAAAAAGTATCTAACTCTATCTATTCTTGTATCTTACATACTATTAAGGAAATTCAAGATACTGAAAATATTGGAGAATACAATACTTATCCAGATCATATTTATCTTATTAATGAAAAATCTGTAAAGAAAGCTCAAGTTAAATCTGGTAAGAAAGTTTCTAATCCTATGTTAGAATTTACTGGTAATAACGATAGTGATTCAGACAGTGATTCAGATAACGATAATTCTACTAATTCAGACAATGAAACAGATGATGATGTTAAAGTAGAAGAATCTAATACTTTAAACTCTAAACAAGTTATCAAGAAGCGTATTACTACTTTTACTAAGAGTGGTAAGAATTATTTAATTTATTTAATTATGCGATATACCAGTGATTTATTCTATTGTAATAAATCTATGAAAGTGCAAAGCGATGCTGATTTTACTAAGTTTGTTAACCAACCTATTGAACATAATAAATCTAGCACTATGCGTAGTATTGCTGCTACTGTTACACGATTAGGTAAGCTAGTATGTGATATGAAATCATGTAACTTTATCACAGATTATAAGACTAGTTTGTTAGACAACACTTATAAATTTAATCCTTCTTTAATTAGGTATGGTAGTGAAGTATTAGATACTTATATGAAGTTATTAGGTTATACTTTAGCTCAACAACTTTGGGTAACCAAGAAACAAATTAATCAAAATATGGTTGAAATTGTTATCCGTATGTTAGATTTAGGTAATAACCTTTATTATGAAACATTAGATAACAATTCTAATTTAGATTATGGATTAATCCATGATTTCTATTACAATGGTAAAGTTTATGATGCTAAAGTTAACCCTCCTAAAAACAAATCAGATGCTAAAGTTAACCCTCTTAAAAACAAATCAGATACTAAAGTAACTAACTCTGATGCTAAAGTTAACCCTCCTAAAAACAAATCAGATACTAAAGTAAATTCTAATGCTAAAGTAAATAACTTAAAAAAGAATGTTAAACCTCAAAGTAAGAAAGTTGTTAGTAAATCAGATACTGAATCAGATAGTGACGTAGAAGTTGCTAGTGAATCAGATAGTGGATCAGATACTGAAGTAGATAGCGACGTAGAAGTTGCTAATGAAGTTACTAGCGATGAAGATAGTGATTAACTTAATTTACTAAATTTACTAAATTAACTAAATTTACTTATTTAAAATAATAAAATAATTTAATTTTTTTTAATCTAAGTAAATTTAAGTAAGTAAATTTAAATAAGTAAGTTAAAAAATTTAGTAGTTAATTAAAAAAATTTAAATAAGTAAAATAAGTTAATTAAAAATTC